GGGCAGGATCAGACGGTGCTTGCGCCGCGTTACGGCAATTGGATCGGACCACTGCAAAAATATGATGGCCGATTGACGACTACGGGCTATAGTGTAGTACAGTTGTTACTGCCATTGATGAAGCGTGGCGGAGTCGCTAACATCGACGTGATCGGCATTGGCTCAGCCGTTGTTGATGCCGCGAATGAACACAATTTAGAGTTGGTTGGCCTGAACGTGTCGTCGCCTAGCCTAAAAACCGATAAGTCTGGTAAAATTCGCATGACGAACTTGCGCGCGTATCTGTACTGGAAATTACGCGAAGCGCTTGATCCGGAGGGCGACATCTTGCTGGCCTTGCCGCCTGATCCGGAATTGTTGGGTGATCTACGCGCAACGAAGTGGACGACATCGACGCGCGGCATCAAGATCATTGACAAGGATGAAATTCGGCAGCGACTGGGTCGTTCGCCTAACTGCGGCGACGCGGTCGCGCTGGCAATTTATGAACCTGAACCCTTAGTCGGCGGCGTAGGACGCATCTTTTAGGAGTCAGTATGCCATCACTTTCGCAGCAACCCCGTTTATCCAACACGCAAGAAGCGATTCAGTATATCTTCACGCTGTGGGAGTCATCTACCGGCATGCCCGCGTGGAGCAGTCCCGGTCGCACGGCCAAGCTGCGCGAGTTTGCGCGTTCGGAGCCGATTCTGTCGGGTGCGCTGGCGTCGATGACTTCTAAAGTGCTGTCGCTGGACTGGCAGATCGTTGGCGGTCGCAATCGTGTCAAGCAGTATCAGGAGTTGCTGGCCCACGCGGAAGACGGCAAAGGCTGGCAGTCGATGTTGGGACGTTGGGTGCAAGACTATCTCAACACCGACATTGGTGGCTTCATCGAACTGGCGCGTCAAGGCAAAAATGGCCCCGTTGTCGGTCTGTATCATCTTGACTCCGAGTGCGTCGGTTTGACCGGCGCGGTCAATTATCCTGTCGTGTATGTGCCTAAACTCACCAGCGGCAAGCTGAATAAGGCTGGCGGCATTCGTTTTCGACCGCTTGACTATGCGCGCATTGTCGATATGGAATCGCCGGACGAATCAAAATTCGGCTTGGGTTTTTGCGCGGTGAGTCGCGCTTACAAAGCCGCGCGTGTGCTGCTCGCGCTCTACAACTACGACGAAGAAAAGTTGGCCGACATGCCAATGCCAGGTCTGGTCACGATCACGGGTATGACGATGCCGGAAGTAGAAGCCGCGTTTGCGCTCTATAACGCGCATCGCGAATCGCGCGAACAAGCTGTCTTCAAGGGCTTGCTCTGGCTGGCTTCACAGAGTTCGCCGCTGAATCCGATTGACGCCAAGCTGGTGTCGTTCGCCGGACTACCGGAAAACTTCGACCGCGAACAGACTTATTCGCTGTATATCTACACGCTCGCGCTAGACTTTGGCGTTGATGCGCGTGAATTCTGGCCCGCCACGCAATCCGGCGCGACTAAGGGCGAAGCTGAAGTGCAGGCGCAGAAGGCTAAAGGCAAGGGTTTCGGCCAATTGCTGACCAGCATCGAATACACGCTCAACTGGAACGTACTGCCGGAAGGCATTGAGTTCCGCTTTGATCGCCGTAACGATGACGATGATCTGGCGCGCGAAATCTGGCGCGGGCAAACGATCAACAATATTCGCAAGCTCTACGATCCGCCGCCAGGCAGCACGATGGGCTTGATCGACATCGACGAAGCGCGCCGCCTGCTAGTTGATGCGCAAGTTGTGCCGGATTGGATTTCTGAAACCGATAGCATTACGCTGCACTCGCAAGATCGTACCTTCCCAGAAGAAGCGCCCGAAAAAGTGCTGTCAGAAAAGCTGGCCGCGGAAGAAGCCCAGGCTAAGGCCGAAGCCGCTAAGGCAGCCGCGCAAATAAAACAACCGTCCGAAGAAAACACGACGCAAATAGAACAAAAAGCCGCCCGTGCCGGACTTGAGCGCGGCGAAGATTTGGTAGCGATCAATTTATCAGGTGGCGTGCAAACGCTGTGGACCAGTCGTAAGACTTTCTTGCCGCCGCGTCGTGAACTTGACGCGCAGCGCGCCGCCGCAATTGCGCATTTGCAAGCTGCGGGCCTACTGATTACAGAAGGAGCTAAAAATGAGCCATCGGCATAATCACTGCTGCCATGCAAATCTCAAATACTGCGCGCATTGCAACGTAGTCTATTGCGTAGACTGCGGCAAGGAATGGATGTCGCCGACTTATACCTACAACATGCAGCCTTCTTGGACCTACACCACATCCGATTCCATGCCTAGTAACGACGACTATACGCTAAGAATCACCTGCGCACACGCGACTTGTCATGTACCCGAATAAAGTCGCGCGCATGCGCACGTTAGTCGAAATTGGTCTGCTGCCTGAAATCGCCCAAGCCATCGTTGAGGAAGCCGATCAAGTTGACGATCTGCTAACAGAAGTGCAGATGAACGCCACAGCTTTCGTAAACGATTCAGATCGCGAACGCGCGCGCACTTTTGTCCTCTATTCATCCATCGTGCCAGATCGCATCAGGCGCATGTTCGATGCGCTGAGCGTTTGAGATGGCGTCTAAATTCGCGGTCTGTAAACATGCAGCTAGCGCGCCTCACGGTTGCGGTTTGGTTGCGGCGCAAGTCAGCGGCTACGAAGATGATGGTAAGCCTATCATTTGGCGCTGCAACTTTTGCGATTGCGAGAAGCTAAAAGCAACTAGCGGAAGCGAAGGTTCTGAAGCTGAGCAAAGTGCCCCCTGTTACGGGGGCACAACTAGCGTTTAGCGATAGGACTTTGCTTCGCTCGTTTACGCGCTTACGTTTTGCCGACCCAGGTGGTTGAATTTACTCGGCGACATTTTTGATGTTCTTTCAGCGCGGCCACACACCGACGGGGGACGGCTTGTAGACCGTCAATCTGGATTTGTCCTTGTGGGACGACCATGCAGGGCCAACTACTTACCAGCTACGCTGGCGGACTGAGCCTCTTGTCCAATTGAGTAGTTATGTGACGTTCGCGCTCTGCATATTGCGAACCTTGTTAACGCAAAAAGTCTGGCTCACGCCAGACTTTTATATTTTACGCTGCCAGCCGACTAGCTTTTCGCTATCAGCTAACGTATTAACCTGTTCTGTTACGGTAAAGCACTCGCTGCACTGCCACCAGTAAGCGATGGGAATTTGCATCGTAGGTTCGATCTGCCGACAGAGCGTTAGGTATGCTTCGCCGCAGGTCGGGCAGACGGCTATCTCTACGTTGGAAGGTTGCTTTTTCAGCATGACAATAAAAGACTCCTGTGCTAAGGCCGGGACCGATTAGTTAGCAAGTGATATTGTTGCGCGCTTTATTATGATATCCTCTATGCAGCATATCAGAGATACAAACTTTTCGCGTCGCGCTTTAAGTTCAAATTCAACTTCAAGTCGTGCGTCTGGATTGTCGTAAATCGATATACGCTTTTTGACGCGAGAAAAACTTTTAGCAGCTTGAATTTGTATCTTTCTATTACGATGCGTCAACTGTTTTTCTAAAAGTTCTAACAATTTTACATCCTGTTCGCGCGTGATATCCCAATGTTTTACCCGCTCTAGGGTGCAGTCAATTTGCTTGATTATTGGTAGATAGCGCTCACGCCGTAATCGTAATTCAGCGATGTTGCAATTCCAAATTTCAGGGTAAGTCGTTTTTTCTCTGAGTATAAGCTGATCCGGTGAAATATCATCTCGTTCAATAAAAACTTCTTTGCTCGGCTTATCTGATAAGTTGTTTTTTATTTCGCTAAAAAACAACTCGGCCTCATCCGACGAGGCTATTTCATATAGTTTTATCCCTCTTAGTTGACACGTTTCACGCTTGAAGCGATCACGACGTAGACGACTTACGAAGTTTGCCTGATTCCCGTGAAAGAACGGCACATATATATAATGCTGAGCACCTTGTATCTCAACGGCTAAATCAAGCGATTGAACGTAAAAGTCTAATTCTAGTCGTTCTCCTTCTGATGTTATTAACCAATCTGGACGGCAATTCTCGCGCGGTTCGTATTCGATGAGATTGCTATAAATCCAATTGCTAACATACCGTTGTAGTTGCGATGTTGACATCCAATACTCCAGTTTGTGAAACATATGTAATCGTATACTGTAATGACCGCGTTGTAAATGATCTGGATCATATCAATATAATTTTCACAATATGATATAGATCATATTGCTACAGCTTTCACAAGTCGCCATAAACGCACATCGGTTTACGTATTGACCATTTGCCGCACTTGCGCTTACAATAACGGCGCAGCCTGTTATGGCTGTTGTACTGCGCGTTGGGGCGTGCCGAGGTATTGTGTGGTGTACCGTTATGAGGCACTGGGGACCGCTTGGTGAAGGCACCTCCTACGAGCGTGTGGCTGGATGGCTGCCAACTTGGGGCCAGCGCCCCAACGCATATCTTCATAATGGAGGTTAGAAGTGGCTGAGTTTGCAACCGCGCTGTTTCTGGCAGTAGTTGTTAAGGCAATTCTGGACTACGTAGCCGAACCCCTGCGTACTAAGTTTCCGACACTTGATTTGTGGTGGTTCAACTATGTCGCGTTGGTGCTTGGCGCGCTGGTCAGTTGGCTGGCTGATTTGAATCTGTTTGTTGATTTCGTCGCTACTCCCTGGCTCGGCAAACTGCTTACGGCAATTCTGGTGGGCGGTGGCGCAAAGCTTTTGAACGACGTATTCTCCAACGCTCCTAATCGGGCGACTGCGACGCCGCTGCGCGAGATGCGCGGCACTGAATCCGTGCCGGTAGTCAAGATCAAAGAACGCAACAAAGGCTGGTAACAGTGGCAGATTTACCGAACTATGTCTGGGACACATCGGCTAAAGGCGGGCGTTATCGCACGCTGCTTGCTGATGGCCGCTTAGGTCGGTTTGTCGCTAACGAATTTATGGCTGACGCGCTGCGCGAGATGGCGACGAACGGTGAAGAAGCGCTGTTTCAGCTGGCTCGCGCAGTACGTGATGGTGTATTGAAACCCGTTGAAGTTCAACTGGCCTCGCAAATCGTCCTCAAAGACCTCTATAATGCCTTTACCGCACTGGCATACGGCGGCTGGTCGAATGTGCCTTTCGCCGCCTGGGGTCGTAACGGTCAAATCCTGCGCTACGAATACGCCTACTGGCGCGATTTTATGCGCGAAATTATGGCTGACGGCGCAACCTGGACCGATAAGGCGCTGCGTGCGCGCGTCGCGCTGTACGTCGGTAAGGCTTTTTCGCGCTATTGGACCGAAGATCGCCTACAGAAGCTCAGTGATCTTGATTTCGCAGAAGAACGCTGGTACGATGTAGGCGATGAAGTCGAATGTAGCGACTGTCCCGCGCTAGCCGCTATGGGTTGGGTGCCATTAGGCACGATCAAAACTGTGCCAGGTGCTGGCGCTACCGAATGTCTCGGTAACTGTCGCTGTCGTATGAGTTATAGGTGATATATGGCTACGCGCGGTTTGGTAATTAATCGTTGGGTAAACACTATCCCGATTAAACAATTAGAAGCTAAGCAAGCAAAAATTATGCTACGCTACGCTACCGAAGTTAAAGAAGAAGCGCAAAGATTAGCCGTAAAACGTGTTCCGGATAGTATGGCTAAAGGCGTGAAAACTCGCAGACTTGTTAGCGCTATCAAAATCGACGGTCCTTATGAGGAGAATAGAACCACTAGAATTGGTATCTATGTTGACGAAGATGAGACGATAGCTGAAAGAGATGAAACGGGATCGTCTTACGCGAAGTTTCAAGAATTTGGTACAGGTATGCACGGTCCTAAGGGTCACATGATTGTGCCCAAAAAGCGCAAATGGATGGTTTGGGATCAACCAAATTATCCATATCGCGGTAAAAGAGACAAAGTTATCGCGCGTTTGACTTCGTTTAAGACGGTCAGACGTAAGGGTAGAACGCACAAAGAAAACAGAGTGTATACTATTTTCGCGCGCGAATTGAAAGGTGTTAGACCAAAACTTTATATGAGAGGCGCGCGTCAAAATAAAATCATTAAGTCTAAATACGAACGCGAGCTAGCCTCACTTTACAGAACTCAAATAGTCAGTCTTGTTAGTGTAACGTCTAGCGCGCTACGAGCTTTTATGCGCTAATAAAGGAGAAATAATCATGCCACCTACTACTCCGGTTCTTTTGTATTTCGATATTCACGTCGAAATTGACAGTCTTGGCAGTAGTCAAGAATATATCAAATGAGGTAAAATTGTGCCGTATCTAGGCATATCCGATCCTAATTTGCCGATTAGCGTGCAAAAGCTGCCCAAAGCCTTGCGCGAATTATGGGTTCGGGTGTTTAATGAGAATTACGATGCCGCAGATGAGGGCAAGACATTCAAGATTGCCTGGGGCGTAGTGCGAAAAATTCAGACGGCACAAAAGGCACGCGAAATGGTTCCGATTGATTTGGATGATGTGCGACCGTGGCTGCTAGGCGAAAAGGCTACTAAGACTGATGGCGGTCGCAAGTTCAGCAGTTCGGCGTATCTGTTTGTGCCGGATGCTGAGAAGCCGTCAACCTGGAAGATTCGCATCGAAGAAACTCCCGGCAATGTCACTGTCACGCAGCTTGGTCGCGCGGCGGCTGCGCTGAGTAATGGTGGTTTTAGAGGCAATCCAACGCAAGACATTTCTGATGAACGCAGTGCAATGGCTAAGAAGCTGATTGGACTTTATCGCAAGCACGACGTTGCTGATGCTGATATTCCGGATTATTTGTTTGACATCGCCGGTGTCAAGCCGCGCGGTGAAAAAGCGTGGGCCTTTGCGCCGAGCACTAGCTTCAAGGCTTATCAGCAACCTGATGGCCGCACGCGCTGGTCTTTGATTACTAGCGGTGCATTTGAAGATCGCGATGGTGAAATTCTTTCGCACGCTTATCTGGCAGATGCGCTAGAATATGCCGAAGCCAGCGGCCATCGTGGCACATTGAATTTTTGGCATGTTAAGAACTCCGATATTGGCGTCTGCGATTTTCAGATGCTGATGGGACAGCCAGGATTGCTATTTGAGACAGGCTTATTCGATGACACACCCGCGGGGCGTAAGGCGGCAGCGTATTACACCGACCACGCTCCTGAAACTGGGGCAAGTCTTGAATTTCTATGGATCGACCGAACGCCAGATGGCGTTTATAATCCACCTGGCGTTATAGTCAGACGTAGCCTGCTTCCGCGCTCGGCTGCGGCCTTTCCCTGGTCGATCTTTTCATCTAAGGAGTCACTGATGGCTAAAAATAAATCAGAACAAGTTGCCGAATTGGCTAAAGTTCTTGATATCGGAGAAGATGAGGCCGCTAAGATGGTCGCGCATCTCGAATCAGGTGCTAAGTCTTTGGCCGATTACGGTGTCAACTGGAAAGAAGTATCATCGGAAAGCGCAGACACCGCGTCTGTCGTAACCGATGACGTGGCAACAGATGCTCAACCGCCCGCGCTGGATGAGGAAACTGTGGTCACTGAAACTGTAGTTGCCGAAACCGTTGAGGAGTCCGCTGAGACGACTGTTGAAACAGAGGCAATTGCAGAGGAACCCGTTGCCGCGCCAGCAGCAGCGCCGGAAGCAGTTGAGGTTGTCTTTACGCCGGAGACCATTTCAGCATTGGCTGAACAGGTAATGGCTACGGTGGAAGGCAAGCTTACTGAACTGCGCACAGCATTGGCAGATATGGCGAAATCACTCACCGATTTGGCACAAGGTGCTCAGCAAACTGAACTGGCTATGACGGAGATCAAGTCTCATGTCAAGTCACTTCAGGAATCTGATGAAGCCAAGATCAGCGCTGCGGTCAAAAATCTGCCGCGCGCGACGGTCAAAAGCATGCAGATGCCCGAACGTCCGTCGCAGCGTCAGCCTGATCCTGAGCTGGCTAAAGACGAGTCAATGCTGGCAAAAGCCAAAGCTACACTCTACGGTTAAGCGAAACATTTCGCTAGGAGCATTACTATGGGTCTGCAAATTGATTCCGACCTGCTGATGAAGGCGTTGATGAATCTTGCTGTGAGCAGCAATGTCAATACGCCAGTCTTCGGTCGCAAAGAGTCTTCACTTACCGAATCGACCTTGGCGTCTATCAACGGCTGCTGCGGTCTGTTCGATCCGTGTGGCGACAACGATCTTCTGGCGTTTACGCTGGAAGGCGAAAAGTTGCTGGACTGGATTGGCTGGAAGGCCAATAACGAATGCCGTCAGTTCGTCAAGCTGCTGTCCTACGTTGGACCCGCCGATACTTCAGTCGGTCGCGAGGCTAACGGCGCGATTGCGGCTTGTGCCGATGCGCCGGGTGTTGAATTCGGCACCTGCGAAGTGCTGCTGCCTGATAAGGGCCGCATTGCCCGCGCGGGTCCGGTGCGTGATCTTACCGAGAACAATCGGCGTGTTTGCGATGAGTGGCCGGTATTCACCAAGCAGGGCGAACAGATCAACGATGAGTTGCTGTGGTCGCTGACCTTGGCCGGTATCGCGCTCAAACAGGACTTGAAGCGCATGGTCATCAATGGTAACGCGAGCAACACCGGCGAGTTCGCCGGACTGGAAGCGCTGGTCAATACCGGCTACGCTGATTACCGTTTCGGTCACGCTTGTTCGGCAATGGACTCGACCGTGATCGATTGGAACGATGCAGCCATTAGCGCAGTTGGCCCTAATGGCGTGCATTATCTGGTTGATTACATCATCGACATCGTGCGTCGAATTCGCACGCGCGCTGCGTGGGCCAATCTTGGCGGCATCGGCGCTGGCGACATGATTTTGACCATGCCAGCTTATCTGCGCGACGCCCTGCTGGATACGTTCACTTTCTGGACGATTCAGTCCGGTGCGCAGTATAACGAAGTCAACTTCTCTAACTATGAAACGCGCACGTTCCGCAATAGCTTGAATGGTGGCGTTTATGGCGACGGTCAGATTTTCGTTGACGGCACCGCGATTCCGATTATCACTTACGATTGGCACTCGATGGGTCAGGTAGCTCCGTACTTCACCGGCGATATCTACGTGCTGACGCGTCGCATCGGCAACATGCCGGTGCTGTGGGGCCAGTACATCGACATGCGTGATCCAGCCAATGCCTTCGCTAATCAGGCGGGCTATGCACATTATCGCTCTACTGATGGCGGAAAGTTCTTGACCTACTGGAAGACCGACAATACTTGTACCGAGGCCACGGTTCTGATGCGGCCTAATCTGTATCTGTCAGCTCCGTGGGCTTGCGCTCGTATTATGGATGTGGCTGCGCATCGGCCTCTGAATCCGATCAGCCCTGATCCGACTTCCAGCTACTTCGTTGAAGGTACGCTGACTCCGGCAGCTTGTCCAGAAGATTATCTGGTAACGAGCATGGTTAGCTAAATGCTAAAGGGGACGGCTGCAAGGTCGCCCCCTTTTACTATGAAAAACAATAAATCAAATGTAATTTCAACAGCGCTGTACATTATAGCGTGGTTGTTAGTGGTGATTTTGTTATTTAGCGATCACTAGCGCAGTGCTGTATAATGCGCATGAACTTGGAAGTATAAACATGCGAATTACGCTAGGAAGACCACTACCAAATGGCGTTGGCCGTGTTTCACAGTGGTTCGATGAGCATCCAGAATGGTATAAGCGCTTTGGCTTATACGCTCACAATGGTCTGGATTACTCAGCGCCACTCGGCACGCCGGTCATCGCCGCGCACATCGGGGTCGTGCAAACTGGCAGCGATCCAAGCGGCTACGGCAACTACGTCAAGGTGATCGGTGCGCGCATGACAACGCTCTACGCACACCTGTCGCAAGTCACGGTGACGACGGGCCAGCGGGTACAGGCGGGCGAGCAGCTCGGGCTGGTGGGCAGTACGGGCAACTCGACGGGGCCGCATTTGCACTTCGGGCTGCGGATCGCGGGCGTGCGCAATCAGGCGTATGGCAACTGGCTCGATCCGATGTTAGGACGCATAAACGAGGAGTAACACATGGCACTTACACCAGAACAACAGAACATTGTCGCAGAGTACACCCGGCAGCAGCGGGCCACCGTGGGCGAGTTCGCACGGCTGCTCAACCACATGGCCGCGCTCGATGCGATGTACGACGGGCAGGTGACGGCAGCCTGGGCTTCGCTGGCAGTGGGCGACGTGATAGCGGACGGTTCGGGCCTCGCGGGTGTGTCCTCGCTGACGAAAGCCGAGATTGCGTCGATTGCGACGGCGATGCAAGCGATCCTGACGACCTACAATGGCGAGGCGCTGCGGCAACTCTACGTGCGCATGGCAGGCATTTCCAACACAGTGGGCTGATAAATGGCAATCACTCACAATTACGTGGACTATGGCGCTGGCAACGACACCACGGGGGACGGCACAGTTGGCACACCGTGGAAGACGCTGCAAAAAGCGTTTGACACGCTGACGCGCAACACCACCGACGGCAACCAGGTCAACCTGAAGGCTGGCACGGCGCACGTCAACGCGGCTGCGCTTGATCTGACGACGTTAATCGCAGGCGGAGCATTGTCTGGCGTCGCGCCGCTTATCATTCGCGGCTACACCTCGGCGGCTAACGATGGCGGCATCGGGGAGATTGACTGTGGCGGGGCGACGATGTTCGCGGCAACGACGTATGACTATATCATAATGGCTGACCTGGAAATACATACGTTTGGCGACAATAATGGCCTGGTGCTGGATCAATATGCCACCCTGTACCATTGCGAAATACACAAAGGGGTAAGTTCGCCATCTGGTAAATCTCTCGTCACGTTGGGTCTGTACTCTAAGGCATTGGCGTGTTATTTACACGACATTGGCGCGGCGGCTTCCAGGGGCTTGCGATTAAATAATAACGGGCTGGTTATGTCCTGCTACGTGGACATGGGGGCTGATTCTACGTCATACGGCATTGATTTATTTGGCACTTTTAGTTACGCAATTGGCAATGTCGTAAAGTGCAGCAATGTCAATCAGTACGCGCTGTTTTTGTCCGCCGCTGACACGGCAATCGGGAATATTGCGTATAGCTCCACGAGCAGCACGAAGTACGGCATCTTTTTAGACAGTGCTACCTCGCTTTGGAGCGTTGCATTGAATAATATCGTCGTCGGATGGAGCGGTGCAGGTGGCAGCAGTATAAAGTTTTCGGGTGATGCTCAACTGGTCGGGCACAACGCCTTCTACAACAACACGGCAAACTATACCGTTGTCGGTCAAACCTTCATCGACCTGACCGCTAACGACGTGGCGCTCGCGGCTGACCCGTTCACGGATGCGGCCAACGGCGACTTCTCGCTGACCGCGGCGGCCAAGACGGCGCTCGCGGCGAAGGGCTTTCCGCTGGCATACCTCGGCGCGCACGCGAACACGGTGCCGAATCTCAACATCGGGCCGATCCAGTTGGCGGCAGGTCGGCCTGCGTTCGGGGATCGCTCAGGGGGTAAGTTCTGATGCAAGTTGCAAACGGTTCGACAGACGTAAGCACTTACTTTGTCCTGCGCGACTCCACGACGCACGCGCCTAAAACGGACGTGACCGTAACCGACATCGACCTGTATTACGTCGAACAGGGCGCGGCGATCTCGGCAAAAGCCGACGCCACTGCGCTGGCTGCGGCTGACTCGGCACATGGCGACAATCAGGCGTTTCATGTCGGGCAAGGCTTGTACCGCATTGATTGGCCCGATAACTGCTTCAATGGCGGTGTAGGTAAGCTATGCGAGTTGATCGTCGTGTGTACTGGCGTTGATACCACGTTCCTCGAAGTCGAATTGACAGGTGTTGCACAGACCGGCGACAGCTATGCCATCGTCAACCATGCCGACTACGGCAACGCCAAGCTGGTGCGCTCAACCACTCCGGCGAACACTTTGACCGTAGATGCCTCGCACCAGGCGCTGGCACTGACGAACGCCGTCACGAACGATGCGATCACGGCGGCGGCGATTGCGAACGGCGCGATTGATGCGGCGACGTTTGCGGCAGGCGCGATTGATGCGGCGGCGATTGCAGACAACGCGATTGACAACGGCGCATTGGCCGCGGATGCGATCAGCGCGGCGAAGATCGCGGCTGACGTGACGACCGAACTGCAAGCGGGTCTTGCGACGGCAACCGCGGCCTTGATCCTGGCTACGCCTGCTAACAAGTTGGTTACAGATGCGAGTGGCTACGTCAAGGTTTCGGGCGTCAAGAATACATTAGACTCCCTGAATGACATTGCTGCTGGCGAAGCCATGACGCTGACTGCCGCCTACGACGCAGCTAAGACCGCCGCGACACAGACCAGCGTAAACGCGATTGATGATTACGTAGATGCCGAGGTTGCGGCAATCAAGACAGTCACAGACAAGCTGGATACGGCACTGGAATTGGATGGCGCAGTATATCGTTACACTACAAATGCACTGGAACAAGCGCCAACTGGTGGTTCTGCGCCTTCAGTTGATGATATTGCAACCAGACTGCTTGTTACACCTGCTAATAAGCTTGCCACCGATGCTACTGGCAATGTCAGTCTTACGTCTGCCTATGATGCAGCTAAGACCGCAGCCACGCAAACAAGCGTCAACGATTTGCCGACTAACAGCGAACTGGCAACGGCGCTGGCCGGGGCCGATGATGCTGTGCTAGCTGCCATCACTGGTCTGAACGACTTTGATCCGGCGGCAGACGTGGTTGCACACGTCACGCTCGTTGACACGACGACGACGAACACGGACATGATCGCGGCTGCGCCAAGTGCGACGGACATCAAGACCGCATTGGAAGCCGATGGATCGAAGCTAGATCACCTGTGGGAGATGACAGAGGACGATGGAGGGGTGCGGAGGTTGACGGCTAACGCGCTTGAAGAAGGATCATCTGGTACTGGTTTGGACGCTGCTGGTGTTAGAACGGCAATTGGGCTTGCTACGGCAAATCTCGATACGCAGCTTGCCAATATACCGGCAGATGTTGATACAGAGCTTTCTGCAACACACGGTGCTGGTGCGTGGGGCGCAAGTATGGGCGCTAGTTCAGTTACGTATACTGTAACCGTAGACGGATTGCCAAAGGACGGCGTGTATTGTAGAATGACTAGCGATGCAGATGGTCTTGTCAATATAGATGCCGGATACAGCAATGCATTGGGTCAGGTGACATTCTATCATGACGTACCTAGCGGTACTACGGTATATATTTGGCGACAACTGGCAGGTATTAGCTTCACGAACCCGGATACTGAGGTGATTCCGTGAGCGATTGGGTCGGCAGCGGTTCAGTAATTTCAACGCCTGAATCAAGATCATGTCTTGAATACCTAACCGTTGCCGACGTACGCGCTGAGTTTGGTGACGAAGTAGCCGAAGATACCGATATCAGCATTCAGCGCCGCATCGATCAAATGTCTGCGTTTCTGGAAGATCAGATCGGGCACACTTTTGGACGAGCCATGATTGCGCGCTCTAGCGACGCCGATACTGTGTTGGTTACAGCTACTGAATTAGAGATCGGCGGTGCGCACTATACATTCGCCGATTATCCGACTCTGTCAGAACTGGCTTCTGCCGTAAACGCTACTACGGGCAATTACAGCGTAGAACTGTTGCCGCGCGTTCGGCCAGACACACCATCTACGCTACTCGCGCTGCATAGCGTTTCGGCCTGCGGACCGGATTACGATGATCGTACGGTTTTGTGTACGTCGTCAATGTACACGCGACTTACCGGACAGTACCAGTCACACATATTCTTGCCACTGGCGCTAAATTCAGTTTCTGCCGTCGTCGAAGATTTGGTCGCGCTGGCAACAACCGACTATTGGGCTATTCCTGGTGATGCGTGGCTGATTCGCAAGGCTTGCGGTTGTAATACGACTTGCGTGCACGCGCGCGGTCGTTGGTCAGCCGCTTATCCTGGCAATATCGCAGTTAGTTTTGTACCGTCATTTTGGGGTCGTGTGCCGGGTTCATTAAGTGGACTATTGCTAGAAGCTTTTAGCGCACGAACAGGTCTGGCACCATTCAACTCTGAAACGTTCGGTGACTACAGTTACAAGCGGCCAGCGGCACCCGTAGCTGGCTGGAACGACATTTTGGGCAGTGGCGCATTGCGACAATACGCAACGCGTTTTCAACCGTAGGTTAGTTTGAGGTGCTATGACTGCTAAAGACGGCACGCCGCAAGCGGTGTGCTTCTATCCTCGCTTTGCTTCGCACGAATTAGGTGGCGTAGCTGTACATATCCGCTATCTGGCGCGCCATCTACAAAAACTTGGTTTTACAATTGTTGATACACCAGACGAAAACACGCTTATTCACGCGCACGCACAAGCGCGACCTGAAAACATAACGGTTTACTCAAATCATGGGATTTACCCGATAAAAGACAAAATGCCAGCGTGGCAGATTGGCACCAATGCCGCGATCTTCGACAATCTAAAACTAGCTACTGAAATTATTGCTGTCAGTAACTGGACGGCTAATCAATGGCAGCATTTGGTCGGACGTCAACCGCATATCATTCACAATTCAATTGACATGGATGAGTGGCATAGTGCGCCTGCCGGTCAGTGGCGCGCACGACTAAAAGTGCCGAACAAAACGCCGCTAATTTTGTGGGGTAAGACTTCGCTTAGCGATGTGCTTGATCCAACACCGCTTATTGAATTGGCGCTTCATCATCCTAATATGCGCTTTGTCGCGCCATTGACGCCGCGCATGTTAACGACAAGTCTAAAAAACCTTTCACTAATTGGTCAACAGCCGTTTGAAGATATGCGCGCCTTGCTACAAGATTGCGATGTCTACTTGGCTACTGTGCAGGAAAATCATAGTATTCAAGTTCTGGAAGCTATGGCGCTGAAAAAGCCAATTTTAGGTTATAATTGGGGCGGTACTGGTGAAACGTTAAATATTTCAGGCCAAACGCGCGGTGGCATTTTGACAGAGCCGCGCGATCTTATCAAATTGATCGCGTTATTGCCTGAAGTTTACGAACAGCGCGTCAAACTCGGTCAAGACGGTCACGAACTTGTTGCTGAATATTTTTCAGCAGCCAAGCAGATGCCTAAACTAGTAGAGGTGTACAAGATGGCGCTAGAAAAGAAACCAAGACAGTCTCGCGCATCACCTATAGTGCGTTGTTCAATCGTTATTCCGGTTTATAATAAGGGTCCCTACATTGGCGAAACGGTCAACAGCGCATTGCGTCAGATCAACGCGCCCAAGCACGAAGTCATTGTCGTCGATGACGGTTCCACGGATGATTCGCTACTAAATGCAAGACGTGCGGCTGAAGGTCGCACCAATATTCGCTTTTACTCACTGCCTAATGGCGGTGTTTCAGCGGCGCGCAATTTCGGCATAAGTCACGCGAAGGGCGAATATATTTGCTGTCTTGACGCCGATGACTTGATCGATCCTAATTTTCTAAGTCGTCTTTCAGCAGCACTGGATGCCGATCCTGGTCTTGGTATCGCCTATAGCGATTTTGTAGCTTTTGGCACAAATCAAAGAGGCATGCCATTTGAAGCGCCAATAACCTGTGAAGAATACGATTTTGAAAAACTCAAGCGCGGCAATCTCATGCCGTGCTGTAATCTGTTTAGGCGCACGGCTTGGGAACGCGCAGGCGGCTATAAGCCAATCAATCCGTCGTGGGAAGATTACGAACTCTGGCTGAACATGGGCAAGCTTGGCTGGTATGGCCGACGTGTGCCGGGTCATTTGTTCAAGTATCGCAAAGTGCCGAAGACTGGACGCGATTATCAGTCGCAGGGGCTGGAATGGAAACTGCGCGCGACGGTCAATAGCTATCATCGCGATCTTTATCCGCCGCTAGTAAGCATTATCATACCATGCTACAAACACAGTCATTTTTTGCGCACCGCCATTGATAGCGTTCTGGCGCAGACTTTCAACGATTACGAAGTGCTGGTTGTAGATGACGGTAATGATGCTGATGAGCTAAACTCAATTCGCGAAATTGTTGAAAGTTACGCCAATCCAAACGTACGCGTGGTGCGTCACACACAGAATATGGGTCTTGCCGCCGCGCGTAACACTGGCGTAGAGATGGCGCGCGGTCAGTGGATCGTACCGCTAGATGCTGACGACAAGCTTGCGCATGAGTTTCTGGAAGAAGTGTTGCGCGCATCTGAGCAGTTGAATCCCAATCGCTTTGTCTATGCAGACACCTATTTGTGGTGGCCGGATGCCGATCCGGAAACTAAGCTGTTAGCCGCCAACGATTACAATTTTGACGAAAGTCTTAGCAAGATAACGTGGTCATGCACGATTTTGTTTCATCGTGATGCATGGCAACGCGTTGGTGGCTACAAACCGCAGATGTCGGAACTTGGCGGTTGGGAAGATTGGGAATTCGCGATTTCGTTGGGCGAAAACGGTATTTGCGGCGTGCATGTTGCTAAGCCGTTATTCTATTATCGCCAACATTCTAATACGCAGATGCGCATGCAGGCCGAAAGCAATAAGCCAGTCTTGCAAGAGGCGATTCGTCGCTTGCATAGCGAAGTTTATCGCGGGGAGAGAACTCAAATGTGTTGTGGAGCAGGTAAACGCACGCGTCCTGTAGCGACCGTAGATCAGACCGTACCCGTTGCGCGTACTATGCCGCAAATCGCAGCCGCAACTTCAAACACGAATGATCGTGTTTTGATTCGCTATGTCGGCACGCATCTAGGTTCGCAGACCTGGGTCGCGCCAAGCGGCGAACGCTATCGTTTCGGCTTGAATGATCCGCTGCAAAGGGTGCGCTATGAAGATGTTGACTTCTTTATCAGCCGCGGGCCATTTAGACAGGTAACAGCATGAAGACGTGGTTTATACCAACTGTCATGGTGCGCAATGAAGAACATCATATTGCGCAAGTGTTGCGACCGCTTGTTGCAGTTTGTGGTCACGTCATGCTCGGCGATACAGGTTCGACTGACAATACCGTAGCGATTGCCAAGCAAATCGACGGCGTAGAAATTATCGAATACGGCCAGCAATCGCAAATCGGTCTTACTGAAACGCGGCATAATTTGGGTCTACGCGTCAAAGAAAAAGGCTGCAAATGGCAGTTGCTGTGCGATGGCGATGAACTGTACAATGTAACTACGTTGCAACACATCGCGAATGAAGGTATGCCGAATGACAAGTTGACCGGCTTCACGAAAATGAAGTCCATCGATGCCGATACAGATGGCTCGCTTTGGGAAATGAACGACAAGTTTTCGCGTGCCGCGCTTCTGCCAGCCGATACAACCTGGCATGGCATCTATCCATTCGATGTACCGGACTGTTATCGTTACGATGCTAAATACTATTATTTTTCACTAGCGCAGGGCTATGAATATCACGCCGTGCATTTGCATCGCTTGACACGCAGCCCGCAGGACGCCGATGTAGTTTTGCGCATGACAAAACAAAAGCAGTTTGCCATGCGCGACGTAATTGTGCCGCGCACGATTATCTTCGATCTGGATTGGTGGTGCCGACAATGAGTTTGCCGAAAATCAGCGTCATCATTCCATCGCGTGATCGACCGCAGGGTTTACTGGCCGCAATTGAGTCAATTCGCGCCACGCAGGGCGCTTACGACGTTGAAATTATTGCGGTGTTAGATGAGCCTGACGAGCTTAGCCAAAAGACTTTGCTGGACGAACATTCTGACGTGAAGATCGTCATTGGTGGTCCAGGCGATTATTATCTTGGCAAACCACAGGACAAATACAATCTCGGCTACGCAGCTTCGACTGGCGAATGGATTGTTACCGGATCAGACGATATCACGTTTGAGTCGCAAGATTGGATCGGTGAGTGTCTGCGCTGCAATCGCGGCGGCTTCGTCGGCATCAGCGATGGCGGTCAAGATGTAAACTGGTGCTGTGTTATCCATATGGCGTCGCGCGCGTATATTGACACAGTGATGCGCGGCTATCTCGGTCTGCCCTGGTATCATGTCTGGTGGGCCGACGTTGAGTGGACACAGCGTGCTAAAATGTGCGGCTTGCACGCCGCGTGCACGACGATCAAGTTGACGCACCATCACTGGCTGCGCGGTAATGCGACTAAAGATACAATCGCGGAACTGGTACAACAATTAGCGCCGGAAGATCAGAAGACCTATACCAGGCGTGTCGCGCGGCGCTTTGCAGATGATTTGCCATGAGGTGTGTAATGGAAAATACTTTTGATCGGCTAGAACGCGTTGAAAATCTACTGCGCGCTATGCTAGGTCGTTCTTCGCAGCGGCTCAGCGTCTTGATTACAGGCGGCACTGGTACGTTAGGGATCGCTCTAACCGAAGCGTTTATTAATAGAGGTTATACCGTAACTGTTGTTAGTCGCAATCCGCATCGTCAGAGTCAGTTCAAACAAAAATATCCTAACGTCGAGCTATATTTGGCCGATATTTGCGATTACGAAACCATGCTGCGCGCGTGTACCGGCAAGGATATTGTTATTCACGCGGCGGCTCTGAAGCGTGTTGATATTGGCGAAAGCGAGATTGCTGAATTCGCGCGTGTCAACATCGACGGCACTAAGACTGTAGCAGATGCCTGTCGTGCCGCAGGTGTTGAACGCGCGTTGTTCATATCTTCGGACAAGGCCGTCAGCGCGCTGAACTTTTACGGTGTCACCAAGGCCGCTGGCGAACGTATCTGGCTAGACCATCATGAAGGCAACAGCAATCTTGGTGTGCGCTTCAGCGCAGTGCGTTACGGCAACGTAATGGGTTCCAACGGCAGTGTGCTGCAAATTTGGCGCGAACGTTTGGCTAAGCAGTTGCCCATTGTCGTGCGTTCACCAAGCACAACGCGTTTCTTTATGCGCGTTGAAGACGCCGTGCAAATGATTTTTGACGCGCTGCTCTACATGCAGGGTAACGAGATTTTCGTGCCGCTAACTACACCAGCCTTCGCATTGCATGATGTAGCTTTGTGCGTTGCACCGCGCAGCGAGTGGTGCATAGAACCGCTAGGCCCGCGCGAGAAGCAGCACGAACTGCTTGTCGCACCCGGCGAATATTATGAGACTGTCAGCGACAGGCTGTGTAAGATCATTCCAGATGTACCTGGTGACTTTACGCTACCTGATTGGGCTTGTTCAAGGACGACGCGTCAGCTTGACGGTAAGACGGTGATTGAGATGCTGGAGAAAAGCGATCATGCTTGATATTTTGCTTATCGGTTTAGCGGCATGGCGTTTGGCGCATATGCTGGTCAAAGAGGATGGCCCGTTTGAAATGTTCAGCAAGCTGCGTAAGTTAGTTGGTATCGAGCAGATTGTTGTGCGAGACGGCGATAAAGTTGACGTTGCGCTAACAGCCAAAAACACGCTGGCGGAAGGTTTGCTGTGCGTGTGGTGCGTATCAGTGTGGACGGCTACGCTGTTGTATGTCGGTACGCTGATCCCGCCTTTGCACGCGCCGTTTATATGGTTTAGTAGCATTTTGGCGATTAGCGCGCTAGCTATCGTCGTGCAGGAGTTTGTTACAGCTTTGCGGGGAGAAGAATAATGATCGATTCGCCGTGGGATAGACCGAATGTAGCCAATGAAATCGATGCGTATTGGGCCTGTCAGGATGAAACTGCCGCGCGCAAAGTTGTCGTGGCAGATTTGAAGCCGCATTTGCATGATGGCGATATTATGGATATCGGTTGTGGTAGCGGGCGCATTTATGAGACGTTGCGCGACTTTGACATCATCAAAGAGCATCGCTATCGTGGTTATGATAGTTCACGCGAGATGATTGCCATTGCTAAAGGTCGCTACAAGCGCGTCAAGTTTGAATATGCTGATCTTATGGATATCGATCAACCAGCAGCCAACGTAATTTGTATCAATGTTTTGCAGCATATCGATGATTGGCAGACGACTACCAGCAAGATGTTGGGACTAGCCGAAAAGATGCTCTATGTCGTCGCGTGGTTTGGCAGCACGGCTAGTCGCAAATACGATAGCGGTACGGGTTTCTGGAATAACTGGCTGGATCATCAGAAATTCGTAGATTTTTGTCAGCCACACGGTATAGTTATCAGCCGTATGAATCTATGGGGTACGGTGGGTTCTGTAACAGTCTACAAGTGAGTTGCAATGGATAAACCAGCATTTGTATATTCAATTCAACCGAATCCAGATTACGGTTACATCGTAGATGGCGAACACATTTTTTTGCGACCTATGCAGCCTAATCTACGAGATGGTTATTACGTGACGCGCTGGCGCAATCACGATAGCGCGCGTGTGGCGTTTTGGAACACACAGATTGTCACGCCGGAAAGTCATATCAACTGGTTGAATAAAAAATCACCTTATGATATGGTGTGGATGGGTTGTAAGCACGGCACGTCTAAACCGATTGGTATGGTTGGCCTAATAATTGATCCGGCAACGCATAGCGGAGAAGCTGGCCGTTACTTTGTCGATCAAGATGAGCGCGGTAACGGTTTTGGCGTCGATCTTGATAAGCTGGTTATCGCGACGGCATTTCAGTTGTTCAACCTAAACGCGATTTGGCTGGACGCTTGGGCGGCTAACGAAACCGCCATGAACATGCACATCAAGAACGGTTGGCGTGTAGCCGGTTACGATATTGCCGGTCACACACGCGTCGATGGTAGCGTAGTACACATGATAATCACTGCTAACGACTGGCATGTATTGCATGCGCCGTGAATAGTGGTATGATACTGTCATTCTAGCGAAAGGCTGGTTTCATGATTCAGGTTCTGCAACCGGCATATACCGAATCTGACATTGCCGCAGTTAGCGAAGCCATGCGCAGTTGCTGGTGGGGTTTGGGTCCGCGCTGCGTTGAGCTTGAAAAACAGTTGACCGAACGCAGCGGTTATAAGTACGCCGTAACTGTTAATTCGGCAACATCTGCGCTACATCTGGCCTTGCTGGCTAACAATGTTGGACCCGGCGATGAAGTAATCGTTCCAGCTCTGACATTCATTTCAACAGCGCTTGCAGTTACGTACACCGGCGCGACGCCTGTATTTGCAGATATCGATCCAACAACGCTGACGCTGGATTGGCGCGATGTGCGTTCAAAAATTACTTGGCGCACAAAAGCGGTCATTCCGGTAGACTATGCCGGACAGCCTGCGTGGCCGAGCGCGCTGCCTGCTAACATCACAATTGTTGAAGATGCGGCGCACAATGTGCTTGGTTCGCATTATGGCGATGCCGTTTGCTATTCATTCCATCCAGTCAAGCAACTGGCTACGGCTGATGGCGGCGCGATTCTTACCAACAATGCGCAACAGGCCGCTAGACTGCAAGCGCTGCGTTGGTGTGGTATAGATCGTTCAACGTGGCAGCGCAGCGGTAAACGCTATTCGTGGGATTATGATATTGCTGAAGTTGGTTATAAATACCAATTCAATGATATACAAGCTGCATTAGCGCTTTCGCAGCTAACACGTTGGGATGAGATTGTTGCTAGACGCCGCGCGATGGTAGATTACTATTTCAAAGAATTGCGCGGCATCGATGGTTTAGAATTACCAGCAGATAGTGCCGGCCATACCTGGCATCTGTTTGTCGTGCGCGTCGCGTCAGAAAAGCGCGACGACTTACTGGACTATCTGGCCGCAAAAGGCATTGGCGCAGGCGTGCATTACAAACCATTGACGCACTATAAACCTTATCTGCAAGAGACGCCGCCGTTGACCGAAAAGGTTTGGCGCAGATTGGTTACGTTGCCGCTACATCTCAATCTTAGTGTCGAAGATCAGGCGCAGGTATGCACGGCTATCAAGGAATATTTGGCTAAGTGATATGGCAACACTAGCACAACTAGCACCACGCATTTTTCGTTTAGCTAATCGTCGTTACGGTAAGCCGTATATGACAGTAGTTAGACCAGTCGATGATTGGAATCTGCCGAACGACTTTGCTTATGATCCAGACGTAGATGCGGTGCGCAATTCTAACGGTACAGTGTTGCCTAATCCCGAAGATTATTGGACATCTGATGTTGTCTATATTGTGCCAACTAAAGCTGACTGGCGCGATGATGTAGCAGAACTCTTTAAGGTTGTCGCCGGTGGCATGCTAAACGAAGGTACATTGGAATTGTGGATTGCTCAGGGCGATATCAGTAAAGTAAGAGCCGCACATTCAGTTTTGCTGGATCGTCGATGGTATAATGTCGAAAATCAACAGGAAGCGCCATCAGGTTATCCTGGTACAGACGGCTTGTGGAGCCGGGTTAGATTGCGGGGTAGGTCATGATACTGGAAGTTTTTGAAAGTATACTCGCGGCCTACAAGACTGAATTATCTGTTACGACTAGCAAGGGCTATCCTAACTGGGCGCGGCCAGATTTGGTAACACCTTGCGCGGCGCTAGAGTTCGCCGGATTTCAGCCGTATAAAGATCGTATCGGCCAAACGCTCAGTACATCTAGCATTACATTTAGGGGCTGGCTTTTCGCGCGGGATGAGCCACAACTATGCGCAATGGTAGATGCATTGATCGAATGGCACAGAACTGACGGCAGCGCGTTTGAAGCGGCAGCGCGACGCGTAGCCTGTATGCTGCAAGCTTTGGAACGCCATGATCCGTTGACTAGCAATATCAACGAGACGCATGCCGTAACTTTCTTACTACAAGTAGTCTACTGAGACTAAGAGGTAAAAATGGCTCGTATCGCATTTAATGCCGATTTGGACCTGCGACAGCAATATCTGTCCATGCTTTATCATAAGATTCCTGGCGAAGCAGCTTGGACGCTTATCGATCAGGGCAAGGTCAGCACGCCGTCGTCTAAGGCTGACGAAAAAACCTACAACCGCATCGGCGATGAAAATCAGGTCAAGGTCGCTGGTCAGATTACCACTGACGTGACGCTGCAAGTCTATGTCGATGATAATCTTGACGAAGTAGCCCGCATGCTTGGTTTCGTTCGTCCTGGTAGCGGTTGGTCGGGCAGTGAGGTTATCAAGCTCGATCCGACTAAGGTAAGCGATCTCAAGCTTGAGAGCTATAACGGTGTTACGGCGGGCAGCACGCTGCTGTACACCGAATACATCAATCAGTTCCGCCCGATGAACTTCTCGGTGCCTGAGGACGCTGATGGCGACGTGCGTATCGCTGAACTTAGTGGTTCGTGCGCCAGCTACTACATCGTACCTGAGTCCGGAACGTAAGTTTGGCTGGTAAAAGCGGCAGGGGCGTTCGCAAGAACGCCCCGGTGTCTGATAGGGGGAGTATGGACAATAAAGTCACGCTGACCGATGCGGTCGGCAACGAAATGCTGTCGTTTGAGGTGGACGGCAAGCAATTCTATGTGCGCCAGCCGACGCCGGAAGAATATGACGACGCGATGGCGCTGCAATCCTTGGTGTATCGCAAGACGCTGGCCGCACCGCACATCAAAGACGTTGCTGATGTGCCGTGTTCTGATGGCGAACGCGCCATATTTCAGGCTATGATTGATGACGCACAGCGCAGGTTCGATGAATCTGAGGATGAGGTCGCAAAGCAGAGTCTGGCACAGGAGCTGGCTCGTCTGCAAACCGAACTTGAAGGACGCACGCTGGCGGAGGAAACGGCTTCCGATACCGCAGCGCTAAAACGCGACCGTTGGCTATGTGCGCGCTTGCTGTGCGACGCTAACGGTAAATCGTTGTTCGACACTGCCAGCAAAGACTTTGAAAAACGTTGGAACAAATTGCCGGTACGCATCAAGAATGAGGTGCGACCGCTTATCTGGCGCGCATTGGCATTGGTGCGTGAAGCCCCTTTCTCGTTGGACCTCTAACGCGCGCACACATCAGACTGGCCGAACGTTTTGGTCAGACGCCTTTTCGTGCTAGTTGGGCTGACATGAGTGCAGCTCAACTAGCCGTTATTTTAGCCGCACTACAAGACAGAGAGGTGGGCGAAGCTGATGCTAAGGCTAAGCCACTTAAGGAACAACCGCGCGTTTCGCGCAGTGTTATGCTAGAATTAGCAAAACGAACCAATCAAACAGTTGTTGACGCTAAGGCGGAATAACGCATGGCAGTAGATCAATTACGCTTCGATATCATTATCGGGTCTAAAGACTTCGATACCACCAATGCGAAGGTCGCTAAAAGCATCACATTGATGGATGATCTTGGCAATGCTACGCAGTACGCCGTCAACAAGATGGCTGAGCTAGCGGCCAGGGATATCAAAGTCGATGTTACGGGCAATGTTACACAAGCCTCATATAAGAAGCAGGTCGGCGATCAAGAACTAGCCGCCGCGCGTCTGCGTCAGCAAATTGAAAACGCAATTTTAGACCGTAAAGAGGTTGATCGCGCGGCAGCCGCAAAACAACAAGCTGCAAGTGACGTTAGCGGAAACAAATTTGCGGTTGAAACGGAGCGTAAGCAAGCCAGAGATTTGCGCAAAGAAGCCGCAGATTTGCGCGACCTGGCAAAAGTAGTTGCTGCCGAAAACGCCACTGAAAAAGATGCCGCTAAGCAAAAAATGGTTGATGGCGCTCTGCTATTAGCCAAGCAAAAAGAATCAGCGGCTATTCGATTAGAAACCTCAGCGAAAGAAAAAGCAGATAATCAAGCTTACCTCAACTCGCGTTCCGCTGCATTGCGCGACGAACTTAGACTCAAACAGTCGGCTCAGCAGAGGTCCACAGAACAGGTGGCCGCTGCGCAAAGGGAACTTGCGCAGAATATAGCTATAACTTCAGAGGTAAAGCGACAGTTAGACCTAAAGCGACAATCATCCGGGCCAGATACTCTTATTAAAGATACAAAAAGAGGTGGTCTGTCGCCAGAGCTAACGAACACGCAGGCTCTAAATGCCGAGTTGTCTGATACAGCGCGTATCAACGCCATCGTAGAACAAGCCGAAGCTAAACGCGCGGCCTGGGCAAACAAGATCACTACTGAGTATCGCGGCACTAATGCCGAAGCGCAAAAATTAGCTGATATCAGCGCCAGTCAAGGTGCTTCAGGTACAATCGACGTACCGGAAGGTCTTACTGGCGGCACATATCAATCTGACTTGGCTAATTTCACGCGCGAATATGAGAAGACGGCTGGCAAGGCTGGTAATACTACTAAAAAGCTTGGCCGAGAAGTTAACGTGGCCGACGCAGAAATGCGCGACTTTTCCATTGGCCTGCGTTCTGCCGTCTCTATGCTTGGTCATCCATCACTAGAAGGTTCGCTGTATTTCTTCTCACAAATTGGTCGTAACCTAAAGGGTTGGCCGCTTGTATTGGGTCTCACTGGTTTTGCGCTTGGTGGTATCATTGCCGGTTTGACCAGTCTTATTGACGAAGGCGCTAAAATCGATGCTGTCAGTACGGCATTTGAAAATCTATCAAAGAATATCGGCACAGTTGGCACGGAACTTGCTAAACAGGTAAAGGGCGCGGCGGGCGATGCAATAACGCTTGGCGAAAGCATGACGCAGCTGAATCGTGCCTATATGGCCGGTGGTGCAAGCTTTGCCAATGAATTGCCACGTCTGATGGAGATTGCGCGCAGCAGCGCGTTGGCTACCGGCAAAGATATCAACTACGTTTTCAACTCGCTAGTTACTGGTATTGCCCGCGGTTCGCCACGTCTCATTGATAATGCCGACATCTATCTAAAACTTGGTGATGCAGCCGGTGAATATGCCAAACAAACTGGCAAAGCCATCACGCAGCTAACTGCTGAAGATAAAATTATGGCTACCTTGCTGGCTGTTTTGAAGCAGGGCGAAAAGTCCATACGCGATATTGGCCTAAGCGGAAAGACATCGGCTGAAGACCTACAAAGCTTTTCGTCCGCCCTTAAAGACCTAAAGGCCGGTGCTGGAAAAATTCTTATTGAGATAGGAATTACGAAAGCGGTAGGCGAAACTGGCGATGTGCTAAGTCAAGCCGCGGATCGTTTGGCTCTTATTTCGCAATTCAAAAAAGACCTTGAAATGATTAAGTTGTTCGGTGAAGGCATGCAAGCCACCGAACTTTCTGGACGAGCAGCAGCAGCCGAATTAAACGCACTAAAGGCTTATCTGCTAGATGATGTTGAAGGCAGTCAGGAACTATATCAAATAGTTCTTGAAATTATGGCTGCCGCTGCTAAATTTAGATCAGAGCTAGAGGGTCAAGAACAAACCGACGTTGGTTGGGCAGAGCAAAGGACTAAAGATACTAAAGCGCTTGCTGCGTCTACCGATGAAGCCGCAAAGCGCATGGAAGAATTCAATACAGCCTTCAACGATGCCGCCGAAATGGATACGCCATTCAAGGAGATGGCTAAGGGTCTTGGTGATCTTGTCAAAAATATGACCGCCGCACTTTCGGGACTGAGAATACCTGAAATGAAGGGCGGCATAATGGAGATCGATACTGGCAGTTTAGAAAGCTGGCTACTATACACGCGCGACATCATCGGCGTTGAATCTGACGCCTATATCGCCATAGCCAATCTAACCAATCAGATTCGCGAACAGCAAAAGGCCATTATTGCCAATGCATCTGCGTATGGCACCAATGAAGGTAAGATGCTGTCTTTCGCCCAAGCCGCTTTTGGTGTCGATGCAACTGCCAAGACCATCATTGAAAACTTCGACAGTCTAACGGTTGAGGCTAAACGTTTCGTAACTGAAATCGGTACACTGAGCTTTGCGCTAGATGAATTTTACGCGGCACGGCGCGAACCCATTAGTATCAAGGTCGTTTACGATGAAGTTACTAAAGCACAGGACGCGCTAGATGATCTGGCGACCCAGATTTCACTTGCTGGTGGCAAATCAGATGCTGAGGCTTTTCGCGCGCGCGGCGTGGCCGTTATCACGGCCTTTGAACAAGGCTTGCGTGAACTTGGCGAAATCGATCCGATAACATTCCAGATACTGCTTGGCAACGCTTTGGCCGGTATTACTGCTGAGGGCGAACAGCTGCGCGAGCGCTATGAGGGTATCAAGGAAATCGGTGATCAGATCAATAATCTGATTCGCGATTCTAAATTGCCGAAACTGCCAGACATCGGTGAACTCACGCTGATGGTAGACACGTATGGACTAAATCAGTACATTACGCGTCTGCAAGAACTTGGGCTAATAGAGGCCAGTGCTGCCGCTAGTACCAGATCATTCATTTTTGAACTGGCAAATGAACGGCGAGCGCTAATGGACAGCGCCGCGGCGATTGCCGATCCTGCCGAACGTCTCCGCTTCCTAATTACGCAGCTATTCGGCGCTGATGCTGGTCTGCAAGAATTTGCCGATGGACTGAAAGACATTCCGGCAGACATCAGACCTGCTGTTTTGGCGCTTGGCGATTTGAGCGCGGCAATTGCATTTCTAAATGCGCAGAAGCTTGCGCCAGTAACGCTAGATGTTGAAATTGGCGCGCTTATTTCTGGTCGCGAGGCTATCGAAAGCGCGACCGAAGCATTTACAGATTACATGGAGCCAACGAAGGTTCTGAATCTGCGTCGCAACACGATTGCCGCTTACGAAGCCGATTTGAAAGCGCTTGGCAAACGGCAGACCACAATGTCTGTCGAGCAATACAATCTGGAAGTTCGCGCTTTACAGGGCAAATACACCACCATGCTCAATGACGCGCAAAGTTATTACGATTCGCTGGATAGCCGATCTAAGGAATCGGCATCTGCGCGCACAAAAGATGCTGGTGCAATAAAAAGCGCGATTGAAGCAGCCATGAAGACCGGCCTTGAAGTTACTGAGGCCGACATGCTGGCTACGAAAGCTGGCACGTATGAAGACACAACAATGGAGTCTGCGCGCCGCCTAAATGCTATCGCTGAGCGTGGTTTTTCTGAACTAAAGGCGCATCCTGATTGGGCCGCTGCGCTACAAATTCCGCCAGATGTTTTGGGCGGAACTGAGGACGCACTAAAAGCGTGGGCTGCAAAGACATCGCAGGACGTGCAGGATTTAGCAGCCGATCCTAGCATGTATAATTGGGAAGCATTTGTTAAAAACTATAAAGAAGGCATAGACAAAGAAGCCAAAAAGGAGATTATTCTTGACATCGCGCTTGGCAAGCTAAAAGCAGCCGGTCTTATGGAAGGTAAGACCGATGCTGAAGCGCGCAAAGAAATTCTAAAAATGTGGGGCCTTGATGAACCAGAAGTTACATTCAAGACTGAGTTTCCTGAGGCCACTACCAGCGACAAAGCCTTGAGCGCGTTTTTCAAACAGATGCGCGATGGCGAACCGATTAATAGCGAAATTCTGGTAAGCGTCAAATCGACAGAGGGCGCAGGAAGAATCGTTGACACAGAACAGACGCCAACGGAAAAACTAGAAAGTTCTAAACCGCTTACTAGCACAAAAGCAATACAGACCGGTGTGGCGACTGGACAAATGGCACCAACTGCGGAGATGATAGCTAATTGGAATGCGCAGCTTGCCACGTTGTCCGGTGCTAATCCGGCGCAAGTAGCCACAATGCTGGCGCAGCCAGAAGCTGAAAAAGTATCTGTTTGGCGCGAACAACTCAATACGCTGATATCGGGTGATAATGCTGCTAAAGTCGTCACGACGCTGCTTATACCAAGTGAAGATAATCAAAAAAGTTTTCGCGATCAAATTAGCAGCGAATTCATCAATGATCCAATAACTGCTAACACCGCACTCGGTTTTCGCATGGAACAATTAGACGAATATCGCGGCGGTGCAGAGGCCGTGTTTATAGAACAACCTGTTACCGTAGATACAGCGCTTGGCGGCACGCTGGAAAGCATAGTGCTATTTCGCGATGGCGTAGAAAACTTATTCAAACTAGACCCTTTACAGATAGAAACTATTTTAGTCGGTCCAGACGGTTTGCCGCTTGGACCGTTACCTGAAAAGCCTGAACAGCCAGGATATCTAAGTAAACCAGAACAGCAAGCTAGTTATAAACCAACTGGCAAAGTTCCAGGTATGGCCTCGTTGATACCGGAAGATTATGCTAAAAGTTTGACGGAGACTATTGATTTGACGGGTCCAGGAGCAGACATTGCTTCGACGCTGTACACATCGATAATCGAATCCGTAAAGCAGCAGGAACCTGGATTTATTATCGCCAACTTTTACGCCAGCGATTTTCAGGCCAGCAAGCCAATTTGGCAAGCCATAGGAAAATCGGCTGGTGAAGATATAGCGACTGCAATGGTGACGGCAATTGAAAAAAATGTAGGCGTTGTACGCAAAAGAATCGCTGAAATGATCGCGCCAGAAGTGGCAACCATTCTTGCTATGTCTAGTAAAGGCGGAGGTGCGTTACCGTGACGCTAGAGCTAAAATTCGGCGAGACTACCATGCCAAATCCGCGTTACGATACGCCTTACGATATGGAGTATCTTGGTTTTGGCGTGCAGTTCAGAACGCTAGACACGACACTGAAAACGCAATTAATGGGTCACAAATATCGAACGCGCATTTACTGGAACGGACTTACCAAGGATGAGCGTGCGACTGTACTATCCGCGTTTGTTTCGCTGCTATCTACGGCTAGTGTTGTTACATTTCCAGACACGTCAACATTGACGGTGCAATCTATTATCGGTTCGTGGTCTGAACAAGTATGGTATAGTCCGTGGGCCAAGATAGGCTATTATGACGTATCATTTCAGGTAGAAGAAGTCTAAGATGCAGACCGTTAGCTCAGAGTTTGCCGCCGCGGCAGCCAGCAACACGCAGCAACCGATTTCGTATCTGGAAATATCGTGGAACGAAGACGGCGATGTTACTGACGCGCGCGCGGCAGCGGATTGGACCGACGAGACGGCTTACATGATAAGCCACAACGGCGAAATCAGTATTGAGCCGCCAGGAGAAAATCTTGTTGCCGCTGGCGATGTCGGTAAGCTAACGATCAGGCTGAACAATACTACGCAGCGCTATTCATGGCAAAACGAGGCTTCACCGCTGAACTTCTATATCGATACGGCAACTGGTCTAACTGGTAAACCGATAAGACTATGGCAGGGCTTTCGTCTTGCTACCGATGAATATGTTTGTATTTTTACAGGTATTATCAATCAATGGACTGAAGATACGCGCGCTGGCGAAGTAGAAATATCTTGTCGCGATTGGGGCTTTCGCTTTTTACAAGACAAGCGTTCAACGGCCTTGGCAACAGACAAACTGCCGAATGAGTGGACAGCAGAAATGTGCGCGCTAGCCGGTATTACATCGGTGACATCGGATGTCGGCATCTTTAGAATACCGTATTGCTGGATGGATGACGAAAGCGTCGTCGAAGAAATATGGCAGGTGTGGGAAGCTGATGGCGGCTTAGCTTATTTCGATCAATGTGGCAAACTACACGGCGAAAGTGCGTTACACTGGTTTACTTCGGCTAACGATGTTATTCGCTGGAACTTCAACGAAGGCACGTATGTAAATTCTGATCCAGAATTCAATGCCGATGCGATTGCTACCAAAGTTATTGTGGAATGGTCTGGTCGTAGGCCAGGTCCAGCGACTATGGTCTATCAGCTAGAGCGTGCACGCGAGATCATGCCCGGCGAAACTATTAGCTGGACTGCGCGCTATCAGAACGCGGTCTATCGCCTCTTTACACCGACACCTGGCGATCCGTATAACGATTATTGGGCTGAAGGTTACGGCGGTAGAAATCTTACCGATCAAATCTCGGTTACGCTGAGCGATGAATATGCGCAGCAGTGCAAAATAACCATTAAGAATAATTCCACATCGGCTATGGTTGTTGTTACGTTTTTGCAGATACGCGGCTTTCCGCTGCTAGGTGGTCCGACAGAACAAGAAATAGCCTTGCCGCCAGCTAAGCCATTTTCTTTTGAAAGAACGCGTTCATTTCGTGGCAATCCATATCTGCAAACTGAAAATCAGGGCGCGGCGCTTGCCAGTCTAAAGGCTATTCAATGCGCTAGAATTCATCCGACTTGGCGCATCAACGACGTATTAGGCATACCGCACTTGGAGCTTGGCGATAAGGTGCGTTTTATCGATATGCGCGCGCAAGGTACAGGCAACACGATTGACGCCATTGTTATTAGTATCTCTTGGGAGTGCAGCACAGAACGCGGTTTCGTGCAGCGCTTGAAGGTTTTCGACATTACAAGCATGATGGCTTACGACTACGATGATTACTTTATCATCGGCGAAGATATCTTGGGCGAATATAAGAGGGCGTACTACTAATGGGTTATCACGGCGTAGCGCCAACATTTACTCAGGGTCAGATCATGTCATCTGGTGCGCATACCAACGCATTGCAGAGATATATTCAGGCGCTGCACGACAGTTACTGCGGCCCTAGAGTACCATTTCACGGCTTTTATCGTTATTGCAGCATTGGTTGGGAACGTGGCTGTGATTATGTTGGAATGATAAGGCATAAGACCAATCGTCTGTCCTACATCTATGAGATACGCGACACTGGCACGGCGGAAATTCAAATCGACTCGAAAACAGTTCCAGGCTCATCGCACACTGGCGCAGGCTCGTATCAAGCTGCGAATGTAGACATCAGTAGTCTTGGCTTAACGGTTAACGATTTCTATTACGTGCAAGTTGTTGGTGACGCAGATTTCACGCTATTAGATATTCACGAAGTTTATAATCCTAGCTATCCGCTTTTGTCTGATTTTTCAGACGATGTGCAGCCAACGGAGGCGCAGTTTCAGGCATTGAGCACTTATGCGGACATGCTAGACGTTGTTCTAAGCGCGCCGCGCAACTGCGGCAACGACTGGAAACACGTAATTGCGTCGCTTTTACAAGGCAACGTTGAGCACAGTTGCCGCTATCTGTCGTACAGTATTCGCGTAGATGTGCCGCAAGCCGAACCTGGCAGTGGTAAACGCGCAACGTGGGTCGAACTTTTTATCAACGGCACTAAGGCTTTGCATTTGCGTGCTGGTAAAAACAACGGTCCGACAGGCGATTATGATACGTATTACCATTGGGCTGTGCCAGATTATGATTATATATTTGAAGGCACGCTTGATCTGGAAAAGTATCCTATTGGCTCAGTAGTTGACTATGGGGAAATATATATAATATCAATTACGTGGGGCGAGGAGGGCCATCCGGATGATTCTGGTGAAACAGAACTAAACTATGTCTATGAAATACCAGAGCCAGACGCCAAGATAGATGGTTTTGTGTCTATGACTTCGTGGGCACACGGCGCGTTAGTTCGCGGCAACATCAATGCATATAACGATCCGTGTTTTACGGCCATAAAAAACAATTTGGAATTGCTTGGTAGTCACGCCACCTATCTAAACTATCCCACGCGTGTAAAAGTTCTCAACGATGGTTTATACAACGTCAGACGTTATCGCTGGTTGCACGTATTGGCGACGTGGGACCCCACACCGGATGCAGAACATCCTAACGGCAAGTCGTTGGGTGGCGAAATTGTCTACACGTATCGAGGCGAGCTAAAGCAAGTAAATCTGCCATCGCCACCGGATCAAGCGACTTATGGCACATGGATCGCTTGCGATCTTGATTCGTTTGAAGGTCTTTACGTTGGTGTATACTATTATCTGCACGATGTCGATTACGCCATTGAGGACAAGGACCCCTAATGCCTAAGACCGATCTTGTCAGACGAATTGATCAGCGCAGTCTCATAGATGGCGCTGGTTTTGGCGCGGCAAGAGCTTATTTGTCTGGCGCTATCGAACAGCCGTCCGGTTCATTGGCGGGCTGGACGATAGAACTAGGTCATCTGTATTCTGGCACGGGGCCGACGCGCACCGGACTCATGCCGGGTTCCTGGCCGTTCTACGCTGGCGCGGATATGCCAAACGACGCGCCATTCAGAGTTTCTGTTACGGGCGCGCTTTTCGCGAGCAACGCAACTATAGCTGGCGAGATTACAGCTTTGTCTGGTATCATCGGTGGTTGGACGATAGCTACTGACCGCTTATACGCTGGCTTGGGCTCTAACCGCGTAGGATTAGCTCCAGGCAGTTTCCCATTCTATGCAGGCGCAGAAGACCCTGCTATCGCGCCGTTCAGAGTAGATACACTAGGCAAGCTAACAGCAGCGGACGCGACGATTACTGGCACTGTCCTGGCTGCTGGTGGCACAATCATCTTGGGCGATAACGGCTTCTGGCTTGGCGATCCTGACTACGGCACTGGCTTGACGCTAAACGAAGTAAAAGATGTATATGGCGTAGGTACCGGCGACTTCGGTTTGCGCATCTACGATAGCGTGGGCGTGCCGCACATATCGCTAATAAGCCGCGAGGGCAACGTGCCATATTTCAGATTAGGCACGCAGAACGCAGAAACGTGGCTGCAATGGGACGAAAACGGACTGGAGCTGAAGGGCACGATCACGGCGACGGATGGCCAGATCACGGGCGCGCTGTACGTCGGTGCTGCGGCACCGCGCATCCTGATCGACGGTACGAACAAACTGATCGAGAGCACGAACTACGTGGCAGGATTCGCCGGTTTCCGCATGAGTGGAGTGACCGGGTCCGCCGAATTCGAGGACATTACTGCAAGGGGCGCCATCAAGACGGCGGTTTTTCAGAAGAGCCTTGTCACGGCATTCGCCGGTTCGCAGGTGGTCTCAAAGTCGGCGTCCACGGTCGCAGTCGCGGTCACGCTGTCCGGCACAACCTTCCCGTTGATCGTCAAAGCGCAGGATGGTGCACCGTTCGCGGACGGCGATCTGATCTACATCAAAACCGAGACGCTGGCAACGTATGCCATCGTCAACGCCGGAACTGCCAGTGGCGACAACTGGGCCTACACCGCCACCTATCACAGCGGCTCGGATACCGGGACTATTCCTGCCGGATCGACGGTTGTTGATTACGGGCCGGGTGGCGCGGGACGGATTTACCAAACGGCAGACGCGGAAAATGCACCTTATCTGTCGATTGCAACGCACGACATGGCCGCACCACCCGTGTGGACGGAGCGCGTCAGACTCGGCAATCTGTCAGGCATCAGTGGGGCGAGTGGCTACGGACTGTGGACTGACAACGGCTGGTTTACGGGGACGGTGACAGCTTCGGTGATTCGCTCGGCGGCCACCGGGGCGCGCATCGAGATGAACACCGAGCGCATCTTCGGCATCGATGACGGCGGCAACGTGCAGTGGTATGCCGAGACTGCCGATGGGAAATTGTATGCGGGCCAGGGATCGGTGGTACTGGATTATGGCGGTCTGCACATCAATTCTTCGAGCCTAAACGGCAACCAGCTGCAGTTCACCTCCGGCGGCTACGAGACCGGGAAGATCACGGGCTGGCTCGGCCAACGCTACACCGGCGATCCAGGCGTGGGCACGCAGCTGCGCATCGTAACAGGATTGGCGGGGGCGGCCGAGACCTCAAATATCAGTCTGCTTGCCAATGGTGACGCATCTGGTGACCTGGCCTCATTGACCATCACTTCCGGCGGTCTAGGCGATGAATCCACGATCATCCTGGGTGCAAATCATGCCCACATTACAGGTGATTTGGAGATCGGGGGCAGCCTCAAGGTTTACAACAATAGTGCGACTTATACCGGATACGTCTTTGTGCCACTGACCACGGCGCGTACCAACACATCCTATGATGGCGATGCGGTCAACACTGGCGTCTACCCCATTAACTTGCAGGATGCGGCAGGCTACAACTTGCCGGCTGGAATCAAGGCCATTGCGGCGCGTATCTCGGCAGTGTGGTCCGATATCGGTACTGCCCCGGCTGGCAACTATGCTTACCTGCGAGCGCGTGGTAGTACTGGCGCAGCGATTATCTGCCGCGCCCAGGCTGCTGGATATTACAACGATGCGTCTGGTGTCGTGGCGTGTGATACCACATATGGCGATGTCGATCTGGTTGTCGGGGGTGCAAACGCATCCGGGATTGTCATCGAAATCTATGGTTACTGGATTTGAGGCGAGCCATGAAAAAAAGAATCGCACTGCTCCTGCTCTTGACGCTGATCTGCGCAGCCTGCTATCCACCAGCGCCAGAGCTGCCGCGCAATTTCGCGGGCGACGCGCTGCTGGAGGCGGCCACTAACTGGTACGTGGATAACGCGGCCAGCGGTACGAACGCAGGCACCTCGTGGACCAATGCCTGGACATCATTCGCCACTGTCAATTGGACTTCGATTGCAGCCGGCGATACGCTCTACATCTCTGGCGGATCAACCTCTAAAACGTATACCGTCAACACCACATTGGCAATCCCCGGTGGCGAAAGCAGCGTGACGATCACTAAAGGCGTTGACGCAGGCCACAATGGCGAGGTGATTCTGGTCCAGGGAACGGCGACTACCGCCATATCGTTGAGCGCCCGCACCTCCGCAATAACCGATATAACGATCTCTAATCTGACCTTCCGAAACTTCTCACGCGCCATTTATGGCGACGGTGCGGGAACAGGTGGGATGCACAGCTTACTGATCGACAACTGCCGCTTCGAAAACTTTGGCCGAGCCGGGGTATTTCTCGAAGGCAACAACTACGCTTCGTACAACGAAGACATTGTTGTGCGAAATTCGTACTTTGATGACAACGATTCCCTCTGCACCCAGAGCGACGGCATCTACATTCAGGTTCTGGACGATTTCACGGCCGATGGCAATTACATCCTGCTGGACAACAACTGCACGTCCTCTAGTGACCTGCACTCAGACAACATACAGGCGTTTTGGGTCAATCATGTCGTCTACGCCAACAACGTGGTGATTCAGCGCAGCGATAAAACCTACGGCACGCAAGTGTTGTTTGCAGAGAACGCGGTTGACGGTACTGTGGTGATGTATAACAACATCATCATACGTGACACCCCCAACGCCCTGGATTCAGGCATCCGTCTCAAAACCGGTACAGGGTCCACTTATACCGGGACGGTTGTCAGCAACTCATACTACGGTTATGCCAGGTCGATCAACGCATCCGTGGCGACGACCATCAAGAACAATATTCTTTATGGTCGTGGCACCACGGCCACCAGTTTCTATCTGGCGGGCAGCGGCAGCACGGTCAGCGATAACATCTTCTACGATCCTGACGGGGTCTTTTATTCGGCATCCGGCGGTATCGATGTCAATCCGCTGTTTGTAGATGATGATCCAGACACCTTTGATTTTCACCTGCAGGCGAGCTCACCGGCCATCAATGCCGGGGCTGATTTGGGGTCCAGTTATGCCACCGATATTGAAGGCGCAGCCAGACCGGTTGGCGCGGGATGGGACATTGGCGCCTATGAGTATGGGTCCGATTCGGCCACCAGCACACCGGTGCCATCTAACACGCCAACCCAAACACCGACCGGAACTATCATCCCGCCAACCAGCACATCAACGAGTATAGCAACCAACACGCCCACACCGACGCGCACCGCGACACCACTGCCGACGGCCACCGGCACGCGGACGCCGACCTATACACCCAGGCCGACGAACACGGCGACGACCGGACCAACAGCTACCCGCACCCCTACGCATACACCGGTGCCGACGCCGGCCGCGGGGCTGTTCTTCAACGAAATCTCTCCGACCAACCTGTACGACTGGAATCTGGATGGCTCAGTAACAGCAGCAGACAGGTGGGTTGAGCTGTACAACGCCGGAGCCGCCGCGGTCAACCTTGGCGGCTATACCATCAGCGATGGCACGTTCACGGGCACGGTGCGTGTCTGGGGCATGACAATCGGCGCAAGCGGCGGCAAGCGGGTCATCCTGGGCGAAGACTTTACGACTTTTCCGGCCTCGGGAACGCTTACTTTGCGGAATGCACTGGCGACACCGGTCGCCACGGTTGTGTACAACGCCCAATCACCGGGCCTCTGTTACGCCAGGGTGCCAAGCGGGTCAACTAACTGGAAAGATAACCAGATTTGCACGCCAGGTCAATGAGAGGAGATCGCATGGAACGTCACGAAATCGAACAACGTCTGGAAGAACTGCGCAAGGAGCAGCGCCGCTTAGAAGCAGAGTTCAATTATCTAAATGGTAAGATCACTGGTAAGATGGATATGCTCAGCGAATTGCTGATCGCGACGCCGGAACTACCGGCCACGGATGTACTCGCATCATAGAGGTACGTCATGAGCGCGATTATTGGGCCGCATATAGCTGGCAGTATTTCAGAGCATCTGAATCTACTCGCGCGTTGGCAACCTAGATTATCGTGGTGGCTTGACCCGGATAAAGATGGCGCGATTGAATATCATAAGCGCTGTCGCGGTAAACTAGGTGGCCGTATTTACGTGCCGGATGATGAGATGACCTGGCGTATTGAAAGCGATCCTCTTGCAGCGGCCAATTTTGCGCACACTAAAATCATCACACATCCGGCGTGCTATCAGATCGACTACTGGCAAATAGAGAACGAAGTCTGTCAATTCTGGCATCAACTTGGCCGACTCAACGATTACGTATGTGAACGTATGCGACTGGCTAATCAAGCCGGTTATCACTGTGGTATCATAGCTACATCGGTTGGCAATCTGCATATGCCAGAAGACGACCGCATGGCTTATTATCGTCAGCTATATTCGGCTTTCGATATGGCTATCGCGGGTCAGCATGTAGTAGTCAAGCATCTGTATGGTGCGCCTGATTTATACGGACCGTGGGAGCGCGGTGGCGCACCGTGGTTTATCAATCGACTGGAAGAACAGTTGCTGCCGCGCTTGCCTGAAAAATATCGCAACTTGCAGTTTGCCATTGCTGAATACGGCATTGACTACTTGTTGATTCAAAGCACACCGCAGGGCTGGCGCGGCAAGATGTCCGCCGACGACTATGCGCTTAGTCTGATTCAGATGGGTCAATGGCTAGAGCAGTTTAGTAAACAAGTTGTTGGTTACTGTGTTTATGAGTTGGGTTGCGTAGATGAGGCTAATTGGGGGACTTACAATATTGCGGGGTCAGTTGCGGAGCGCTTAGCAGATTACTATAGCAGCAGCAATCAGACGCCGCCGCTGCCACCAGTACCAGCACCGGAGGAAAATATGACTCGCATTATCGATACTAACGGCGCAGAACACGATGAAGCATGGTTGACCTCTAAATATGGTGCAATCATCACGCGCGTCAGTTCAAGCGGCAAGCGTTTTACGCTTAGCGAAGTGCAAGTAACAGAAGGTCCGGCCACGCTGATCGCCATTGTCAAGGATAGTTCTGGCGTACCTCTCAACTCACACGCGGTTGCGCTGTATTGGCCGGACGCGCCTACCGATCTTACGACTCCTGAGACCGCAGTTTTCAAGACGCGTTTCAAGCCGCGCGCGAATGTACAGTGGACGGATACTAATGGCATGACGGGCTATGGCTTAGGCATGGGTTCGTACATCTATGAAGTTGCAACGGGTGGACCCCATGCTGTATGGTTGCTACACAATCTCTACGAATCAGACGCCATAGACCGTGTTGGCATGCTGGCAGGCACAAATCACGTCGGGCCGTTGCGTCTCACGTTTACGCTAACTGAAAAGACACAGGAAATCGGTCAATTGCCAGAAAGTGAGCCAATAGCGCCTGTTGCAATACTGGCCGACAAGGTGCGCTGGTGGATGGAAGAATCTGTGCGTCAAGACGAAATCGGCAATAACGCGTATGCCAAAGCCATTCGTTACAGCCTCATCAAACGCGATGGCGGTCTGCTATACAGACTTGAAGCGGCTTTGAAAGGCGGCATGGGGAGTAACTAAGTGTTTTGCAGATTGCGGCTGAGCGACGGAATACGTGATCTTGTTGAGCAGTTGATACGACCAAATTTAGACGTTGATGGTCGCAAACTAACTGCCATCTACTTGATTTTGAATGGTATTTCGCGTATTACTTTGACGCCGATTGTTGCCCTTGATTTCGTAAATGATCGTTATTACGGCATAGCTGCCGTTATTTTAGGCGTGCTGATTGTTATTACGTCTTTCAAGGGCTACAATCGCACAGCGCTAGGCCGTATTACGGCCTTACTTGGTGCCAGTCTACTTATAGCATGGGGTTTTGATTTGACGTATCGCGCCAATGCATTTTGGTCGATGCAAATATTGGGTTTTGTTCTTTTCAGGGAAGCGATTCGCAGATAACTATGGAACAAAACTTATCACTTAATTCGTCGATTGAGATAGGCTTGCTGGTTTGTTTTATCGGCATTGTTTGGTTGCTGATACTATACGCTTCAGATAGACGACGTGCCGCAAATAGATTCTTTCAGTCTGCGGAGCGCGATATGTCAGCAGCTAAAATCACAGAACTTTCCAACACAGTAGCTACGCTGCTTGTTGAGCTAACCAGCGCGCGCCAGGAAATTGAAAATCTGAAGCTCCAGTTATCCAGGGCCAACGCGCGCATTACTGAACTGGAAATCATGTATGAGTTTCCAGCAACGCAGGGCGGTCACGGTTCGTTGCATCGTCGTTTGTTGCGCCCGCTATTAGTTATTGGCGGAGATGACGCTAAGATTGCCGGTATGGATCAAGCTGTTTTAGACGGTATTGGCATACGTTACGTGCGGCTCGCCAACGCAACTAAAGACGTTGTCGTCAATGAACTAACAGCAGTAAGGCGCGAAAACAGGCTATATGATTGGGTGCTGATTTCGGCGCACGCCAATCAGGACGGCGTGCGCCTCTTTAGCGCTAATCAGCCCAACAAAAGCGAAATCGTTTCACCTGAATTCTGGTCGCGCGCCTTGACTGGCGTAAGCATGGTCGGTCTCGCAGCTTGTAGCGGCTCACAGTTAGCCGAAAAGATTAGTTGTGCGGTTGAATTCGTCTGGTATTTCAAAGAAGATGTGCCATCTGAACCGGCCAGTCGCTTTGTACAGAAGTTTTTTCAGCGTCTAAATGCTGGTGACAACTATAAGACGGCGTTTGTCGCGTGCCTCGACGCCGTACCAGAAGTAGCGTCGTACGCCGATTATCGCTGCAAGTACGGCTGCTAGGGCGCTGGCGTTACCGAGCGCCAGATGGAGTGCTGCGTAACCTCTATGCAGTTCATCACGCGCTGTGGTCCGGCAGACACGTTGAACGTTTCAATGCGATGCTGTGTCAGAAATGTTTCCCACGTCACGATGCCGATAAGATGAACGATTTTGCTTTCTTCGTTTAGGTACATCAGCGCCAGCTTTAGCGGTTCGCACTTGATGCTTTGGGGAACTTTTAGCACAGGCGGCCAGTAAACGGTCGTCTTGATATCTGTGCCATCGGCAGCATCGTAACCAGCATCGCCGTAGGTATGCATCGCGCCATCAACCGTTTTGCCGGTCAGCAGCGCAAAACCTATTTCACCAGCCACGCCCGGTAAATGCGTTGACTTGCCATTGCGCCAATCGTGCGTCGAATCGCGCGACCGCTTATCATTCTCGCGGGTTTCGGCAATCAATTCAATGAATGACCAGATCGGCGCGAGATACAGCGCCCAATAATCGCGCGGCGCAGGGTCTGGCATAGTAAGATCGCTAGGTAATCTCACGATCTTACTATAACCAGCCGCCGCGTCGGCAATACTATCAGGTTGGATTGGGAGTGTCATCGTATTCAGGCACACCATCATCGATACCGACTAGCGCATAAAACTGATTGCGCAGATCGATCAAGATGCGCATTTCGTCGCCTATACGTCCCTCATAAACTGCAAATTCTTCAGGCTTCAGGCGCGGCGTTTCCAGCTTGCCTTTGTTATAGCCCACGGCTTGCGCCGACGCGGCCAGTTCATCCAATAGATCGCGGAACTTTTGCGCTTGTTTAGTGTTCATGTGGCACACTCCTAATTGTATTTGTCGTGAAACATACCGCAAGCAGGCCAGATAGTCTTCCAGCGCACAATTTTATTTTGACTGCTATCGGCCATCGTAAATGCTGCACAGGTATAGCCGTAACGTTTACCAAGTTTCGATAACTTGGTGCAATCACCGCACATACGGTTTTCTTGTCGGCCAAAACGCGTATGCATCCAACGACAAGCCGGATGCAGGGTGACATCTTCTTCAGATGTGTCGAACAGTTCAAATTGTTCGCTCATATTTGTATCCATCTAATGACATTTAGCTGGTTTGCTGGCACCTAGCTTACGCAACTGCGCGGCATACGTGCTTTGATTCCAGCACTCGCACAAACTACCTGCGCCACCCATAACTTTGTTAGAATACGCGTCTACGGGACAGCCGTTAACCCAATGCCAGGTGAGCACCGCACCCGCGCCACCCAGTCCACCACCAGATGTGTATTTTGGCCTAACTAGCTTTTGCCACCACTGACCAGACGGATCGACTTCTGGTGCACCTCTAGCCAGCCAGCCGCCAGTTCTGTAAGATCGAATGATATTCTCAAGCTGCGTCTTGCTGACCAAACGCCATTTACCTTTGAAGAAGCGCGAGACATTGATCCAGAGCACTTCTTGACCATTCGGCACAGGCTCTTGTATGACGACGCTATTCGTGTCGGCAGCCTGCGTAGACGCTGGCGAGCCGCCGAGCCACAGCAAAGCGCAGCAACTTGCCAGCAAAACCAGCCACAGTATGGAGTTGCCTGTGCGTCGCCTGCGCGTAGAGCTTGCCGCAGGACTCGCAGAACGTGAGTGCGATTGTCGGTCGCAGCCAGTTGACCATGATCCAGTGAGTTTCATTTTCGCTCCTTTGATGCATAATGTGCCTCCCATAGTTCGACAGAACGCGCCAGATATTCTTCGTGCGATAGTTCACCTCGCTGTTCATTGATACGTTGATACAATTCTGGTGAAACGTGCAGACAGCGTCTGCGGTCACGCTGATGTGGCGGCTTTAGCTTGATGATCTTTTCGTCGTGCAGCAGTTGAATCGGCGGTCGCAGCGGTTCAAGGCCGAGACGTTCTCGGACCCGATTCTCAGATTGCAGACTGACATGCTCATGGCGTCCGGCGATAATGTCAGATAGCGTAGCAACAGGTATCTGTAGTTCTTTGGCTAGCTGGCACATAGAGCCTGTCAAGCGTGCGCGCAGCGCGCGCCGCGTGCTGATGTCAATCATTCCGCAACTGTCCACCGCGATGTAGATAGCCGCGTTTTTCATCGGCTGCCAGCTTCATAGCGATAACGTCTTCCGCATCACTGGCAACATTGACTGCTTGGCGCAGTAAACAGACTGCGGCAATCACAACATCTGCCGCCTCATGCGCGATCATGGCTCTATCAACTTCATCGACGCCTTGCTTGGAGCGACGCAGCATACGACTTATTTCACCCAGTTCCTCTACCACGGCATGAAACTGAATATCAACGGCAAGTTTAGCTTGTTCGTCGGTTAGTTCATGATCGGCAGGTGCAAAACCGCGCCGATACAGCGATTTGATAATATCAGTTATGGCGATGTGGCTCATATTCGGCGTTATTCCTTTGACCGCGTCGGAAATATTTGATAGTCAAGAAGCATGGTCGGGAAATACATGGTATAGGCTTGCTTCACCGTTACGTGATAGGTGTGACACAGCAGCGGATCGAAATAAAGGCCATCGATTACCGCTTGATACGCGCCAGACTCTTTTGCCCTAAACATGGTTCGCGAAGCGCAGTATTGTTCATCCACGAAATGCACACCGTCGTCGTAGTACGAACACAAAACATCGTCTATGTCATCGTTCGCGTCGATTAGATTACCAATCTGACTGAACACACGCAGGAACGTATCCGTTTTTGGTGCCAAGTCAAACGTCTTGACGACATAGAATTTACCGATTTCAAGCTCGTCAAACGTGAGCCAATCCCTATCGCCATCGATATGAAAGGTGCGAGTCTGCGTTTCGTCAAGTGCAATAGCCTTAGCCTCAAACAAATTCTGATCTGGTTCGTAAGCATCTGGCCCGCACGTCTGCGCCGCTACGTTATTGGCAGTAATTAGCAATAGCGCAAGCACGGCTAGCGCATAACCTATCTTCACTCTTGCTCCTTCTGCGCATGTCTTTCAAGCGCGCGCAATATGGCTACGGTCTGTTCAACGCAGCCGACGGGATCGCTGTACAACATGCGCGTCGTAAAGCGGGCGACACGCCAGCCGAGTTCGCACGCGAGGTTCGTTTTTTCGTAATCGCTATCCTTAGTATGACGACCTACGACAACGGGTTGACCGCTACGACTCATACGCACCATGTCGTTTCCGCCATCAATTTCTAATGCAAACATCAAATCCGGCCATGCGCAATCGAACATGAACTTGCGTTTAGGATGAAATTTATAATCCGCCTTTGGCTGCGGCAGACTCGGTGCTAGTTGTGCAAACAGCAAGCGGAACTGAATGGCCTTATCCGGCGTCTTATTAGGGTTATCTTCAGTTGCCTCATACCAGCGCCATTCAGGTTGTTCTTCCGTACCGACATTATGCGCCCACGCACCGCAGTTTTTGCAGCGGTGCGTATGTCTGAACGCGACGGGCTTTACCGTACGCGTAGCGTGACAAAAGGCACACGTTACTGCTATTCGATCCATATCACTCCCTTCGCATAGGATCGGTAACATCTTTGACGACGATATTGACGGTGCGTCCTAGCAGCAGCGCGACATTTTCGACAAGGTCTTTCTTCAGCACGCGCGATAGGCTAAGGTCCATATTGGTTATATCGCCGAATTCATCAGCCCACAAAGTGATGCCAGTTATCTTACACAGGAAGTCAGCAAGTATCATCGGTGCTCCATACGCGGATATCATAGTTAAGCGCGGAAGTAGTTTCATCGGGGTCGGACAAAATCTCTATCGTGTTTTTATCTACCGCGCTTAACAGCGATTCAAGTCGTCGTTCCAATAATGCGACTTTATCGCACAGTTCGCAATGCGCCTTCAACAGCGCAGGATAACCGCCGATGAGCAATTCCATCGGGCAATCATAGTCATCATCTAGTTCTTCGACATATTCGGCATAGAATATTGGTTTGTTAAATGTCATGCATTTCCTCACGTCTGGCGATTTTATCGTCGATCTGTTGAATGATTTGGATTGTTTCATCGTAACCGTTTTCGTCGATGGATTTGCATAGCGCGTCGATAAGTTGGTCGCCAGATGCGCTGCGTTTTTGAAACTGCTCTTTCAGCAAACTTATTTCATCCTGCGCCTGCGCTAGTTTTGCCAGCGCGCAGGCATGATGATGCCATTCGCAACCGTCCCAATGCGTCTCACCGCGATTAGTAGCGTGAGCCAAAAAGCGTTTTATAGCATGTTCTGTCACATCGTCTACCGCATAGACTGATTCATCTTTGAAGATAATTATATGCGTCATCGATCCTCCTTTTCCTAATACCGTCTTAGCGGTACTATCGTCAGATTTCCAGTTGATCTGTCAACGCGTTGATGAGTTCGACGTGCATTGCTGCGATGTTGCACATTTCTGCGATACGACACGCCAGCGGTGCGGATGGCTGTCTTACCGTACTCTCCTTTGCTATCTGTGGAGGCCGCGGTGACATCACAGATTCAAGTTTGTGCGCCATGCGTTCAATGGCTTGTTTCTGCATTTCCAAAGCTTCTGCCATTCGTTTCAGTTGTGCGATAACTTCAGGATCGCGCGACTGTGCAAGCTGCTCAGTAGCAGGTGCCGATGTAGCCCAATTGTTGTAGTCCATCACTCCCCTCCCGCCGCTGGCTTGTGCAGCATGATTTCGAGCGGCCCGGCGCAAAACCAGAACCAGCGCCGCCAATGCCATGACCACATATGCGGTTTTTTCCAAATTGAGATCGACAACGACCGAATGTCTATGATGATCCTATCGGGTGTCTGGTAGATTGTGCTCGTCGTATAGCCCATCACTCCCCTCCCGCCGCGTCCAGCGCGGCTTGTTCTCCGCTGCGTATCCAATCGTCGGCGTTCTCAATCATCGTGAGTAGCATCATTCCATCACTAACATAATTTGGATCAGGTTCGTCTGCGTAATAATCTGGTATTCCAGTATAATGTGGACAGTTCCCCCTTCTTTCTACCGTCTTAGCGGTACTATTCGGCTTCAAGATATCGTTCTGAGAAGTTGTACGTGTGTCGTCTTTCAGGTTCGACAAGATTCACCACGCCATTACTGTCGATCCACGATTCACTGTCGAACTCGATGTGATAGGTGAAGGTGTCCTTGTACACATCCACATCTCGTATCTCGCCGCGTGCGCCAACGACAAGAAAATGCTTACTACCCATCCATCCGGGCGAATCTGCCTCACTGATTTTTGGCGTAAGCACCAGCCGCACACGATCTCCAACGTGAAACTTGGCATACTTTGATAACAGCAGCTTATAGGCGTTCGCGTACTTATTGAACTGGTATGACAGGTCAGACAGCCCACTCAACGCGTTTCGCAATTCGTGGAGCTTGGCGATGTGTGGGTTTTGCAAAGCCGGATCAGTCTTGGTTTCCTGCTCAATCACGTTGGACGCGGCTAAACATGCCTCGCACCATTCATACGAGCAACGCCGACAATAACGGTGCAGATGTTCGTTTTCACGGTAGCTTTTGAACTCACATGGTTGCCCGTAACGACCGCCATGCGCGACATATCGTGTGTGAATGTCATCGTGTCCGCATTTTGGGCATTTGGTGCACGGGCTGTATGGCGGTAATTTGTCGCCACTCATTCTTGACCTCCCGCCGCGTCCAGCGCGGCTTTACATCCCTTCACACAACCGCTCTTGCGGTGACGCACTAGCCAGTGTATGGCAACCCACCTGCCGCACCTGGCGCATTGCACGTACTCGTAGGTGTGGCCCTGCTTCATGTTAGGGCTTCTTCCAGGATTTTCGCCATCAACACGGAAATTACGTCATCATCGGCGGGGTCAGTGCCGCCATGCTTGAAGGTGTCATGCGCCGCCTGGATGATGTCGAGTAACTGTTCGATGCGTTCGTCCTGCGCCTGGATGACGGCCCTTTGCTCATTAATGAGCTTGGTTCCAGCATTCCCGGCCTCAATCCACTGGATGATCTCGGCGCGCAAGGCACTCTCGCCGGGCCGCGTGTTCCACTTCTCGATGGCCCCGCTTTCGCCCAAATCCCAATCGCCTACTGCATCACAAGCGTTGCATTCGACGGCATACCACATCCGCGCATGTGGCGTATCTGGATACTGCACCTCTTTGACAACGATTGGCGCTTTGCCGCCACAGAACGGACACGGCTTGAGTTCGTCAAACATGGTCAGCCTCCCTGTGCTTCCTGTTCGGCCAACCGCATCCGCTCATGCTCGGCCCATTCCTGTTCGACATCTTGCAGTTGGATTTCCGCGCCGACCAGGGCGAGCGCCAGTCTGCCAAGATTGCCAAAACGGGACAGCATTGCGTGGAGATCGCTGGCCCGCCACTCAACGATCATCTGGTCACGCGATGGTAGGGTTGCGATCAGGGCCTTGATTTCAGCGAGGGTCTGCATTGCTTCTTCGAGTTGTTCGTTCACGTCAAACTCCTACTGCCGCAAGTGCGGCCCGACAGATCGCCAGCGGCGCGGTCTTTGCATAGGCGCTTCGCACCGGTCCATCACCGCCATTTAGATCGATGTCGCAGCGCCAATTTCCTTTTTCCGTGCGCACCAGTCGCGTGTAAAACTGCGGCCAAGTAAATTCCTCAAGTACACGCCAGGCGTGGTCAATCTTTGTGCTTGGTTGAAATGGCTTCCACTCGTAGAACTCGACTTCGATAAATTCTGGAGCCGGGTCACTATCATTGGTCTCAAACCATGCCATGCGGCCCCACTGGTTCATCTGATAGAACCAACCCATGACGTGTACGGCTACGGCATTGTCTGTCTCTGCCCCGGCACACCTATCGTGTGGATTCATTCTCCCCCTCCCGCCGCGTCCAGCGCGGCCTTGATTCCCTTCATACAACGGCTCTTGAGATGCCTCACAAGCCAATTTTCAGCAACTAGTTTGCCGCATTTTTGGCAACGCACGCGCCCATAGGTTTTCTTCATCGTTGTATCATCCTGCGGAGGCATTCGATCTCGGCCTGTTGCTCGTTGATGATAGTGGTCGCGGCATTATTTGCGGCGATCCACTTGACGATCTCGGCACGCAGGCCGGGAACACACGTACAATGCACTTCGTCTTCACACGGCTCATTCATAATATCCGTATACGCCCGCCTGATCTCGTCAAGTTCATTGCGCAGCCGTTCGTTCTCAGCGCGCAACCTGGTAATCTCGGCGCGGTCCTTGTTGGCATCGTCAAGCAAATCCTGACATGCCTCACGATAGGATGTTTTCATTGCTCCCCTCCAGAGGTCCTACTGAATATTGGCCCCGCCCATTCACTATGGGCCGTTACCGATCTCCCCCAGTGCTTTTTCAACTTGATCTAAGGTGTTCCTGGTAATGTAGCGTCGAGCATCGGCATCATAGGTAAACTCGTCATATACCGTTTGTAGCGCGGCGCGTAGCCGTGCGTTCTCGGCACGCAATGTGTCTTCCGCGAAGCGGGTGTTCCACTGCTCCGCGCTGCCATAGAATGATCGTTGCGGACAACTGCTATTCCAATCCTCGTGCGAGATATAATGCTCGCCGGTCATGGTGTTATACCGGATTACGACGGGTTGACCACAGAAGCCGCAGGGCTTCAGGCTTTCAAATAGGTTGCACGCGTCGCACTTGGGATCATCAGTCATCACACTCTCCCGCCGCGTCCAGCGCTGCTTGCAGTTTTGCGTTTGCCCGTTCAACAGCTTCGGCGGCTGAATAGGCCGTCACGCTGAGAGTCTTCTGTAGTCCATGACCGATGATGTAATAGCGTTGTGGTCTGCCGCACTTGCGGCGTCCGGCAGACAATGATAGGTAGCAATCTGGATTGTCGGGGTCCTGTGCGATGCGCCCCATCAGTACCATGCCGATGCGCTCTTTCTCAATCGGGTATTCCTTCCACAAAACTAGTCTCATGCGTCCTCCCATCCCCTAAGAATCAATTAGCGCCAGCGCTAGCTGCGGCGTCGCAGTAATTGCACTGATACTTGCCGGGTCGCACGGCTTCTAGTTCATTGCCGCATACGCTGCACTTGCCGGTAAATTCGTCCATGTGATTAGTAAGCGTGTCGATAACACGGAGCCACTCAGAAGGCAGCAGGCTAATCACTCGCCAGGATTGATTGTCGTGACGATACAGCAGTACCATTTTCTTTTGCCCATGCCGATATTCTACATCAACATCGGCTTCAAACGTATCGGTACTTTTCGTATGGTTGTCCATGCTTCTACCTTATCCTTACTGCAAAATCACGGTGCTTGATCTTAGTAATAATCCTGTTACCGGCGCGCGACTTTAGTTCCACAGCGGGTCTAGCCACAATACCTTCGGCTTTGAAGTCGCCCCATAGGGAGTTGAATCCAGCACGCGTCATTTCTACCATATCGTACAGCGTGCCGGTGCCGATTATTGGCACGACATCGATTTGAAGGGCTAGTGATATTTCTTCTACGTCCAGTCGGTTTAGCCACCAATCGCCGATCTTGACATCAAAAAGAACAAAGCTTTGATCTTGACGATACTTTTGACCGGCTTTTTGAATCTTAGCGCCGTAACCCTCGCCATAAAGACATACACCAGAATCAAACTTGGTTCTAAACGTCGCTAGTTGCGGTAGAAAAATGTCGCTCAAACTCGTCAATAGAAAATCAGGGATTTCCGATTCATCGCCTTTACCACCAAATGTGATTTGCTGACCATCGAACATTACGCGAATGTTCGTGCCATCAACTTTCTCCGTAAACACCCACTGATTATTAGCCAGATACGCAAATTCAGGCAGCGCAAATTGGCCTTCCAGCAGCGTCTTCATTTTTGTCTGCGGATCACGCAAAAATACAGTTTGGATTTTGTGATAGTGTTCCATGTGCACCTCTCCTAAATGTGGTTAGTGTAGTTCGCTTAGTATCAAACCGGATGACGGATTGATCGCGTAATCGCAGTAGCCAGGTTGCGCGCGTCGCGAATGTTTCAGTCGCAGACGCAATACATCGGGCGACTTTTCGGCATCGTATTCGGATATCAGAATGTGATCGGCGGCAGCAGGCAACGCACCACCACCTTTAGCACCTGGGCTATAAGAACTGCCGCCTAGACCAATCGTGGCTTCGTTCTGCTGCGATAGAATCACAGCCACAACGCCCTCAGTTACGGCAAAGTTCTGAATCAGACCGACTGTGGCTTCCACGTTTTCAAAAAGTCGATCTGCGCGTCGTGAGTTCATCAACTGCATGTGGTCAACGATAATCATGTCCGTGTTATAGAGAAACTTGTCGCGGGTAATACGGGCGTTGAAGCGTTCCAAATTCGTGATGCCGTCACGTCCATCGCAGACACGAATGTACTGACCTAGATGATTCAGTTCTGCGCGCGCCTCAACCAGCGCCTTGTGTTGATTGGCTGTGCGCAGAGCCGCGCGCAGATGCAGACCATCCAAACAGCCTTCAATCGCAAAGTCGTCCATATCTAGCCATCGATGCAGCCGCTCGGTCGCCAACATCGCCCACATATCAGTAAAGATATCCTTGCGCTCGCCTTCCAATGCGAACATGCCGACTTGCTTGTTAGCACGCGCCGCAGCTAGTGCCATGTTGCGCGCCACAGTGGATTTGCGCGACTTGTACGGTGCGATCAGCGCAATGATTTGACCTGGTTTGAAACCGCCACCGATACGATCTGTTAGCCAGCCAAAGCCAGTTGGTATCGACGTGATAACATTATCGTCGGCGATTTCGGCATCAACCTCACGTCCGATATCGGTCAGACCAGCAGGACGATCACTCTGACCTTCGACGGCCATGCTCAGCATGGTGATGCTGTGAAAGATAAAGCCGTTGACATCTTTAGGACGGGTTAACGAGTCTGTCCTAATCGATTCTGTAACTTCTGCTACGCGTCGATATACGGCTTCTTGGCGAATAATATCGGCCAGCGATAGTACTTCGGTGATGATTTGCGGATTAGCTTTGGACTGCAAATCCAGCAGCACGTCGATGGTCAGAGACGGTATCTCAGCTACAACCGTGTATGGATTTGGCACCTTGCCAGCATGCGCTAAGTTTAGACAGGTGTCATAGACTTGGCGACATAGTTTATCGTGAATATCTTCTGGCTTGATGACGCCCCACACCGGAATGATGGTGCGTGGTTCGGCCAGCAGCGCACTAATCAACGCGCGTTCAATGTCTAGTAGCGGCACGTCCATAGTCGCATCCTATTTTTCAGGCCAGCGCAACGCCTTTTGGCGCATACAGTCTGTTCTGTGTTGTCCGCTCCATGAAGTCTCATTGCACCACGGACAACGCCGACCATCACTAAGCGACACATATTCTACGGCTAATAGCGTAGCCCGTAGCACGGCAATTTCGTCGTGCAATTCGCGCAGCGCTTTTTGTTGGTTCTTAATCATTTCATGGTTGGTGTCCATGAGCCTTCCTATCAAACGTGTTGTGGATTTAGATTCGGCGAGAATTGCGCAGGCGCGTTGCAGTTCGGTATCAGTCATGATCTGCGACCGTAGCATCTGCTAATGTGTAGGCGTCGATATAGTCCAGCAGATGCTCAATTAGGCCAATAGTGCTGCGGCGCTTGGCGTTAGGCATATCGTTCATGCGCCGCACGAAGCGCCACATGTCCGGCTTGGGCACCGGATAGTTTGGCTCAGCAGAAATGCTCGGATCATCAGTGTTGCCAAATAGATATTCAGTGCTGGTGTTGAGCGCCTTGGCTAGCGCCAATACTGTCCATGAATCGGCGCGCGTATGATCGTTCTCAACGCGCGAAATACTCTCGCGCTGTAGACCTTTACCTTGCGGCACGTATGCGCGTGCTATCTCTGCCAAACCTTCTTGCGAAAGGTTCTTTTGCAAGCGTAGTTGTTTGATGCGTTCACCCATTGTGGTCATTTTGTTCACCATTCAAACTTGTAGCGATGCGCCTTGCCGTAATGTATGTGCAAAACGCGCTTGCTTTTGAATACGCGCCGACAGTCAGGATGCCAGCAGCGCCAGACGTTAGGACCGTCGTTTTCGTGATCCGCAGCGTGTTGTGCAGAATTTTCCTGCGGCACAAACTCGGCGCAGATAGGACATTGCGTCCAGCTTGTGACTGCGAAATCTTCGGTAGTTTTACTGCTCATCTTGACATGGTCCCCACTGAATGGCTTGTCTGCGCCAGTTCACCATATCGCCGCCACTGTGCGCAGTCCAGTTGCTAGAATGACTCAGTGCGCCCGTGATTGAAGCGTATTTGGCGTTGAAGTAATCGGCTAATTCGCGACTCGTAAACGGTCGTCCGACGCGCTCATAAAATTCAGCGGCCATTCGCTCGACTTCATCGACGGTCAGATTGACTTCGACCTTGCGAACCACCTCGTCTATTTCGGCGGCGTCGTTAGCGGCTTCTTCTTCGGCCCAGTTAGTCAAGGCCAGCCACGGACGAACAGAACGCCATGCGACATCATTATTGACGCGTCGCGCGGCGTTGAGCATCGCCTTCACAATGAAATCAGTCGCCATAGGATAAACTCGTTTCGGATAGCGGCAGACACGACAGACCCGCGCGACCTTGATTTGACGGTGCGTAAAGATAGCAAACTACACCGGCATCATTGTCGATAATGCGCACTATGGGCCAGTCGGCGATTACTTCGCTAGTTGACTTGTCTGTGCCGATGTAAGCAGATGGCACAGCACAACTGCTAAGTAGCGACGCGCTTGCTAATATAGCAATTACTGAAAACATCACTAGCGTGAACCACGCATACGTTTTAGGACTCATGCACCCTCCTGTTGTGGTTAAACTTCGGCAATTAGTTGTCCGTTTTGCACCATTTTCTTGCGCAGTTCGCGCGCCCGCGCCTGCATAGGCGGATCAGGACGCGTGGGTGCTTTGTTGTGTTGTTCTTCCGCAGCCGCAGCTGCAACGCTTACGGCAATGCTGTCAAGCAGTTGCGCGTACGTGGGTATTGGCGTGTTAGTCGCACGCCATCTATCGCCCAGCCACCATTTCTCAAAGTCAAGAATCTGTTGCGGTAAGTAGCCAGCCTTGACTAATTCCGACGCGCATTTACCAATGCGCGCAGCGACGGACTTGAGTTTGCCGTCTTTGTGACAGACTGTCGCAACGGCCTCAAACATCGCCTGTTGCTCAGTCGGCTCACGTTCACTAACGGCAGCTTGCACTGGTTCGCTCGGCGCAGACTTTGCGGCAACAAACTGCGAAGCAGTTTGTTTAACCGTAATATTCTCTGTAGTAGTCTCTGTATTTGTATCTGTTGGCGAAAGACGGCCTATCTGTTGATCGACCACCCCCCTATCTGTTGATGAACAGATAGCTATCAGTTGATCGTCTGCATCGTCCATGTCACACGCCACAGGTTGATTGATATGCGCCAATGCGTTGACAACTGGCTCAACAAACATGACATTGGAGACGACTACATCGCTAATGACTAGGGTGCGAAACTCTAACGTAATTAGACCTTTTTCGCTTAGCCAGAGCAATGCGTTACGCGCTTGATCTTTTCCCATGCCGAATTTATCGGCAAATGCTTGGTAATTGCGTTGCAACTTGTCATGTGCAAAACGCCGTTCAACGGCAACGATTTTGCCGCTAGTTTCATCGCGCGTAATTTTTGGTCGATACCAGTAACAGATTTCTGCCAGAATTATGATTGCTTCTAAATATGGCCGTTCGCATACGATGTTGGTTTTACTTTGCCTAATCGGTTTAGTTAGATAGTGATACCATGCTTCTGGTATTACGTTGCCGCTAAAATGCAGCTCGCCCATAGCTGTTACAGTGTTCGTTGGTGGACGCGTGCTATTTTTTTGATTCATGTCGAATCTCCGCGACGTATGCGTCAAGCGCCTGCCTCACTGCATTTTTGTTGAGTAGATATTGGTCTATCTCATTTGATTCAGCGCGGGTGTTCAGGCGTCGCTCAATAAAGCCATTAGTCGATAAACATTCTAAACCGATATAGATTTCTGATTCGTCAAATATGTTGAAACAAGCGCCTTTCAAACCATTTATAGAAGCAGAAATCCAAAAAGAGCTATGCAGCAAAGGTTGACCTGCTCTAGCGCGCCGTTTGTTTTCTTCTTTGTCCAAAACTATGTTCAGCTCTATTGTGCGAGTTTGATAATCAAAGATGTCCAGCAAAACCGCGGCTGAAAGTTTTCCGGTAATCGTGAGAAAGTCTTTGCGCAAATTGATTATCGAATTGAATGGACTATCTCCAAAACAAGTAATTTCAATCATTTTTTTGCGCCTCTTTTCTTGGCGAACCACCGCGTTCAAGAAATGCTTCAAACTCGCTAACTGGTACGCGATAAAGACGACCGACACGGATACTCTTGATTTCGCGACTGGACACCAGCTTATAAATCATAGCAACGCTAACGTCCAGCTTTTTAGCCATTTCTTCAAGCGATATATATGCTTCCGACATGCTACGTTATACTCCTTATAAATTAGTTTAGTGGAGTATAACACACGACATGAAACTTGTCAAATACAGTATTGAGGCGTCGTAGGCCGCGTGTTGTGTGCGTTAGGTCACATATCTGGAGAGTTGTGCGGCTCGTTGTGTAGGCGCAGGCGCGCTAGTTGTTCCTGTTCATGCAGACGTTGTAGGATATTGCGCCAGTAGTGGCGCGACGCGCTGAAGGTTGGGTTAGTTTCGCAATGCTGAATTTGGGTTTCGGCATTGGCAATGCAGACGCGAAGATCGGTGAGTTCATCCATAGCGACTCCTGTGACTAAAATCAAGCCGGGGGACACCTTGCGGCATCCCCCGGCAATCTAGGAGGGAGACGGTCGTCACTCCGTCCGGGAGAAAACGACTGCTAACAGTCTGAGAAAGAGCGCATCAAACTTGGCCGTAGCAGTCGCTCCCGCACGGAACGACTAGGTTTTATCAGGGCCACGTTGGCACGCAGCCCTGAATCCTCTTGCACGTTCTCTACCATTCTGTTGTATTAGGTTGTTACTGTCCTCTGCCAAGACTTAAGCGAGCGCACCTCCTTTCTTGTTGGGAAAGACACTGTACCGACTCGCCTATATCCTCAGGACTAAGCGCGCTTGATCGTCTCTACGTTAGCACTTTCAAGCGCGCCTGTCAAGACCTACAAGCTTAAAGTTTCGGCAGTTCAGATGTTCAAAAGTTGGCCGCGCCACGGTACGTTTGTGCTGGTCTGCGGCGTGATTGACTCAGGCGCAGCGAATAACGCTTCCAACACGTTATCAGTCACGGAAACAAGCTCTTTGCGTGCTTCGCCAAAACGCCTGGACGTGCGCAGCAGGCTTCTGAAGGCTAACGCACTATGCGTTAGCAAAAAGTCGTCCGGTTTATCAGGACAGTCTACTAGACGCGCTCTAGCGCCGATTTGCTTAGCCAGCGCTAAGGCAGCCTGTTCTTCGCCAGGGTCAAAAGCCAGGAAAACGTGCTTGCAGTATTGCAGTTTTGCCAGCCATTCCGGCAGCCAATTGTTGCAGCCAGCAGTCGGACTTACGGCTGCAAAACCGGCTTGCCACAGACCGACAACTTTTAGTTCGCCTGCGACAACGATGATGTAGGTTTGTTCAGGTGTCAAGATGTCACCGTTGAACAGATGCGTGCCGCGACCTGTGTCATATGGTCGATACTTGTCTTTGACGCGCTGCGCATCAGCCATGCGCAGTCGAATGTTGACCAGCAGACCGTTCTCAATTACGGGAATGCTGTAGGTTTTGCCGTAATTGTAGTGGTCGCAGACGCCTAATTTGAAGTGCGCTTGCGCGGCCAGACTGATGCCGCGATCCACCCACCAGTTGATGTCGGCTTGGTTCATGGCCGCGTGCAGCTTCAGATGCAAGTCTGGCGGCAGCGCGGGTGGGCGCACCGGCTCCGGTCGCGGTCGCGCGGGTAGCGGTGTTAGGCCGACGTGACTGCTGAGGATTTCACAGGCGCGCGCAAAATCCACGTTCTGCGTGAGCATGACCCAATCAATGACTGTGCCGCCGCAACCCCGGCTGTACCAGAAAAATGAGTTGGTGTTCACAAACAGTTTGAGTGAGTCATGCTCTTTGGTTGAGAGTGTGTGGCCGTGCCCGATGATGGTCAGACCGCTGAGCGTTACCAGTTTAGCGATGGGCACGGTCTTGATTTGTTCCAGATCGAACTTCTCATGTTGGTCCATCGTCCTGTCCGTTCAGGTAGCGCACATTGGCGTGCCATGACAAGATGCCCATGCGCAGCACGGAACGCATGGCAACTGAGAGATTGTTGCCGAAGCTGCGGCGTGCGATATCGGCGAGCAACGCCTTGTCATCGGCAGATACGCGCAGATGCAGCGTTTCGCCTAACTGTTCACCGGACGCATCGCGCAGCGGTCGGCCTTGCCGCGCACCAGTCTTAGCCATGACTGACCTTCGCGACTGGCAGATCGACAGGCGCAGGCGCAGCTTTGACTCTAACGCAGACGGTGCAGCGCCGGCCTGCACTGCCATTCAGTCCTTTTGTTGCAAAGTTGTGCACGCGCAGGCCCGCGCCGTAGCGCTCATCTTGGAACTTGTTGGCACAAGTGCAGGACAGGATTTTTGTGTTTTGTGACATGCTGTGGCTCCTAATCTTTGAAGTGACCGAGTCTTTTGGCTTCGCGCAGGGCGTACCAAAAGCACAGTTCGAAAGACAGTTGGGTAGTCAGATAGCCGAGTGTCAAAAGACGCGTCGGGCCATCGGTGATTTCGCAGACGCCCATCGCAATCTGATACCAGATGGGTAGCGGATAGCGATTGAAGTATAGCAGTTTGGTGTGTGGTCGTAGTTCGTCAGGCACTTAGCACGCTCCTTATGGGTTCCCGTTAGCGCGCTAAGCACCACGCGCTAACGGGACGCAGACTCCTTTCCTAAATGTCTTGCAGCGTCATCTTACGCCGCACCATGCTGAACAACTCGGTTGTGTCGATCAGCATATCACCGGCAATGACTTCCATAGCAATTTGTTCGTCCTGCGTCGCGCAGCTTTGGGCGGCAAACGTGACGCCGCTAATCAGGCCCGCAACCGTGGCTTCGCCGCGCGCACCGAGCGTGATCTGCGTGCGTTGTTCTTCGTTCCAGCCATACTTCTTAGCCAGACCGGTCAGGATGCTACTGAAGTCGGGTAGGCGCTGTGTTTCGGCGGCGATCATCTTGTTGATAAACTCTGCCGATGCACCGAGCGATTGGCCGATGGTTTCTTTGAGCACGAACAGCAGCTTATCGCGTTCGCCGCGATGCACCAATGACACGCCGACGAAGTTGCCCTGTTGATCGGCTTCCTCATCGTAGGCGTTCATGTCGGCCACGTTGAACAACGCTTGCTGGCGCACATCGCGCAGCGGGCGCAGCACGATGGAGTTCGTGCAGCCCGTCTGTTGAATCAGCGGCCAGACCTTGCTGCGGCCTGCGCCGATTTCGTCATTAGCGATGAACGTGCCGAGCGCGTAGTGGCCGCCACGATTATCGGGTCGATCTGTGACGCTCCACATGATGCGCAGCACCAGCTTGTTCTCGGTCAGATACGGTCGCACCAGTCGCATTTGCGGCGGCACGTTGTCGCCGATAGCGTCTATCGTCGCCAGCAGCAGATCGCTATTCGGAATGATCGGATAGCGTTCGTGCAGCACGGCGCGGCAGCTTTCGCAAAAACAGCGCACAAGCCAGCGGCGTTCGGCTAATAGTTGACTGTTCAGGTGCGTGTTGAGCAGACCGGCGCGCAGCGCGTGTGTGTGGGCTTGTAGATAATCGAACGGCAGACTCTTGTTAGAGCCTGCGCCGAAGTGACCCGGCCCTAGCTTTTGATATAGCTGACGCAGCGCATGATCGGTCATCTCGACGGGCGGCACGATTTCTGCACCGTCGCGTCGCAGATTCAGATTGCAGTCCAAATCGAACGACATTTCTGGGCAGGACACGACATGATCGTGTTTGTACTCGTCGTCTTCCTGACTTTGGCTTAACAGCCAGTAAAGTTCCTCTATAGGGGTTCTCAATGGTCCTCCTAAAACAAGCAGGCGCGGTGTGTGACCGCGCCTGCAACACTGCGGCTGCGCTTATTTTGTGTTCAGCGCAGACATGACGACTTGCCAGTCCTTGCGGCACTGTTCATTGATTGCGTACTCGCCGTCAGGACGCTTTTCAACACCTGACCATTCGTAGATGGCCTTGGCTTGGCCGACAGTCAGTTCGTCTTGCTCAAAGCCCCACAGCCAGTCCATGAAGGCTTCGCGCTCCTCAACCTTGTCGCTGAGCAGCGTCATCGCGGCAGTAATCCAGGTGCGCTGGCGCTCCGTAGCTGGCGCATTAGGATTATTTACCGTCGCAGCCGTGGCGCGCAGACCGTCGCGCAGCGGTTGAATACCTTGCAGGTGTTCCGGCACCTGTTCCGGCTCAGGCGCTTTGAGCAGCGCCAGATTCGGTGCGATCAGGCGAAAGATGCACTCTGCCGTATGTGCGCGCAGACCATACAGCGCGCCGCAGCCGGGACAGGGCGTCTCATCGCCCATTGCACAGTCATAGGCCCACGACCGGAACTTGTTCTGCATTTCCAGCAGGGCTTGCTTATCGGCCTCAGCCTGCTCATCGGCGGCAATTTCTTCCGGCGTACGCGCGGCTTGGGCCTGTTTGATAACCGCTTTGTCGATAGCCGCAGCCATCTGTTCCTGATTGATGACTGCGCCATTTTCCTGCATGGCCCGGATTTCGGCCACATCGACACCGTGCGCTTCGGCTTCTTCCAAGTCTTCGTCGCCGGACGTTTGTTCGCCGACTTGCCGCAGCGCATCGACGCGGGCTTGCTTTTCCATGAGCCAGACGCTGTCGCGGAAAGCTGGTGAGTTGATCTTGTCGCCCTGCCGTACGATGCTGACACCGATAATGGGCTGATACTCCACGCCCATCTCGATGCATTGACGCCGCGCCGCCAGCACGTCTAGTTCGCAGACGGTCATACGATCCTGCGGGCCGATGTGATGGCGCGCCATCTCGTCAGGCGTTGGCGGACGATAGCGCCACTGATACTTGCTCATGTCCAGCTTGCGCGCAACGCCGCGATAGCCTTCCAGAACGCGGCCCGCGACGTTGCCCTTAGTGCCGACATACGCATGTCGCCCGATCACTTCGCCGGTTTCGTAAAAGTGATAGGCTGCGGCTAGCGCCTGGGGCGGTGTAATGCTGCCACCGTTAGCCATGATCTCAGCCGCGATAGATGCAGCGCGCGACAGCACGGGTAGCGGCACGCCGCTGAAGTCTAGCTGTGGTGCGCTGACCTGCACCGCTTTTTCGCCAGTCGTCGCTGGCAAGTTGCGATTGAAGTCTGCCATCCTGTGTCACCTCCATTTATGCGTATAATGTAACACAAAAAGCGCAGACCGTCAAATCGACTGTCTGCGCTGATTGAGTTAGCCGTTTTGCAGCTGGTTGAGTCGATCTTGAATCGCCGCGATGTCGGCTTGCAGCTTGTCGATTTCCTGCTGCTTAGCCGACTTGGGCCGCGTGACGACGCACCAGTGTGTGCCGCGATCTTCCAGCACAAAGCCGAGTTCGGCGCAGATTTCGCGCCGGGCGCGATTGAAGCCGGATGGTGTCAGGCCGGTGAAGTGCGCCAGAGCTTCGGCTTTGGGCAGCACGTCGTTGTTCTTCAGCCAGGCCAGCATGGCTTCCTTGATCGTATCCGCGTAAACGACGCGGCGCTGGACGTGGTTATCCGTGAGTTCGCTGGCTTGCGCGGGTTGTGCCGGTTCCGGTTGCACGCAGCAGCGTTTTGAATTGCGGCGCGTGGGCGGCATGGGCCTGCCGGTGAACATATTGATCTGTCCTTTCTTGATCGGTCCAAGATAGCTGCGTAGTTCCTGCGCGGTCGTTGCCGGTTGAATGAGATTTAGCAGGTCGTCGATAGCCAATGCATAAGCTTCCTTATGCGTGCAACCTGCTCTGCGCCGGTGTTCGTGCAGTTTGGTTTGCAGCAGCGAACAGATCGTGCCGTAGTTTTCGGGTGTAAGATCGTACACTTGCCTCTCCTAGTGTGCTATAAGGTGCGTTGACGCGCGTGCGCCGCAACTACGCACCCCGCTGCGGCGCACGAAATACGGCTCAAAACTTGTGCATCACCTCCCTGCTAGTATCAGTAGTGCAATGCCAACTGCGACGATGACGACGGCAATCAGAAAACCTTTGATTGCGGCTAGCAGCAGTTCTTCAAATGCGCTATGCATTGCCAATCACCGCTTGTAAGCCTTCCTCGCAGTAGATGCAGACCGGATTGCCGGAGTTGATCGTACCAACGCGAATCCAGTCCCACTTGCCACAGAACTTGCAGTCGCCGAGCAGATAGATATTGTAGGCGAACAGTTCGCGTGCGCATTTTGCGCAGGCAAACAGGTACTCTTTGTTTTTGGATTCGTTGGCGTACAGTTCTTCGCTGCGCTCACCGCAGAAGTCGCACTTGTCATCGACGGGATACTGGTTAGCCAGCACGTCCAGTTCTGGTGCTTGCTTCATCAGTTTTTCAGGGTCTTGTTTGACCGTCTTGACTTTGGCTCTGCGATTGTGTCCATTGTTGTGCGCTGGCTTTTCAGGCACGACTTCGCCGGTAACTGCTTTTACGATGGCCGTTGTAGGCTCTGCTGGACCCTTGGGGACGGCTGAACTTGCCGTATACTTGCCGTAATAGTACGGTGCTTCGTCATCGTCCTTGTCATTCCATTTGCCACCGTAATACTTGTGCTGGCCGTTGTACCACACAAACTTCTTGGGCTTAGGTTCAAACGGCAGTTTCTTGCCGACGTTTTGTTCGTAGAACGTCATGAAGCCGTACAACTGTTGACGCAGTTCCAGCATTTCGACGTGGCAGTAAGCCGTGTGTTCGTTGTGATAGCCGATGCCCCAATTGAAGCACAGAACCTTCATGAACTCCAGATCGACGATATCGGTGTATGAGCCGTTGCCGACCGTCATCTTGGCCGCCCGCACTAGCTTGGACCACTCGCAATCGTCGTCCTGATATTGATAGCCCACAACGTCTGTGCCGCGCCGGTCAAATTCGACGACCCAATCGTAGCTCTTGATTGGCGCAAACACCTTAGCCGACGATTTGTGTGTTTCTTCGCCGGTCGTGTACAGGATATCGACGCGCACGCCGTATTTTGGCAGCACGTCGCCGATGATGTAGGCACCGAGCCGGTCGTCCAGCGCGGGATGAAAGATCAACTCGCGATCTGCACCCTGCGCGGGCTTAAGCGTAATGCGTTGCGGTGCATGACTCGCTGAACCAACGTAGTCAAGATGCGCGACCGCCAGAACTTGCGAGCCGTTGTCTTTGAAGTACCACGGCGACGCATCTGTGCCACAGCGCTGCGCACCGGCTAGTGCCGCGACTTCTGCTTCCGTCGCGGTCAAATAGCGACTGAGACCGCGATACGATATAAAGTTATTCAATTTACACCTCGCAATTCTTGCACAGCACCTCTGTGCTTTGTCCGTTAAGCAGCAGATAGCGATTGCAATAGTTACACTCGGTGGCCTGCGGTCGAATAGTGCCATGACATCTGCCGCATTTTCGATTGTTGTAGGAATCGGTGTACGCGCGCGTGGAGAACCGATAAGTATCGCACGCCGGACAGTGCACCAGTGGTGGTGTCAAACTTTCTGCGCAGGTCTTGCAGTAGTACGTCCAGCGCACCATATCTTCCGGTATTTCGTCCAGCATATCCGACTCCGTCTGGAAGGTTTTGATCCGATAGGCTTTTTCGTCCGGCGTTTTAGTCAGCGAACCCAGACAACACGCGCACCTTGTACGTCTGACTGCGATACAACTGGGACAGGTGTAGTGGCTGTAGGGCGGTTCTTCTTCACGATCATACGTGTTGCCGCATTCCGCACAGAACCAGAACCATTCGTCGTAGCAACTTTTGCAGTAGAAATAGCCGTCGTGGCGATAGCCGTTAGTTGTGTCGTAGCGACCATCGCACGCGATGCAGTCCGCGGTATAGATGTCCCAGCAGTATTGGCAGTAATAGCTGCTATCGTCGTTATCCTGCATGATGTAGAGGTCCGGATTAGCCGGTCGATCACAGTAACAACACACATAGTGTGTTTGTTCGGTAATTTCTAAATCGACACGCGCTATTTTACGAAACTCTCCGCTATCACGCGGATGCAGCACTATGCCGCAGCCGTTGTTGATCCACAACATACCGTTCGGTGTGTCATTGTTGCAGAGATCGATGAGCGCGCTTCCGCCTTTCAGATGCGCGCGTAATACCATGCCCGCCATCTTGGTGCAGTTTGAGCCACCGCCGTAGTCGTGATTCATAGTGTGATTCGCGCCAGCGGCCCAATAGCCGTTGAACAGTATGGGGCATAGCACGCCGTCAATTGTGCGTTGCACGATCCAAGCTCGACCAACACCCTTCCCTGAACCGTAATAGCGCTCATCTGCGTCGCTGGCCGCGTAGAAACGCATTGCCAGGAACGTTGGATCAGACATGAGCATGTCTTTGGCTTCGGCATGATCGCCCCAAAAGCACGCACCGGCTTCGCCGAAATCGCCTCGCTCCCAATCGATTGTTTTGACGAAATCGAAGGCAAACTCACCCTGTTGACCGAGCCAGTTTTCGGTCAGTTGAGCCAACTCGCTGGCCATGCCATCACATAGGTTGAGTCCGGCTCGCACCAGCAACGCCTTACGGAGTCGCTTGACGATCCGACCGCTGTACAACGCGTGTTTGCTGGCGTAGCAGAGCGGGTCGCGCTGTGGTTCAAGATAGTCTGGATCAACTACTTTCGCGTCGCGTTCCCAACTCCACCAATCTGCTTCCAGAAAATTCAATTTGTGATAGTGGCTACTGGCTAGTTCACCGGTCATATTCAGCGCGTTACGAATCGCGTCGGCGATGGCCTGACGATCTAGCGGCACAACTACCGTATACAGTTTAGCCGTCTGAAGTTTGGTCGCCAGACGGCGTTCCCATGTAGTTGGCATCAGACGATCCCCCGATCTGCGGCACACTTATTGCAGTAGTGTCGCGTGTAGTAGTCCCAACTGCCTTTGTACTTAAGGGGCGTCAAGGTCTTACGCGAGCAGCCGGTGCACGTCGTCAGACTGTACGGATCAAATGGCTGACCCGCAGTCAGCATACGCTCCTTGACGCACAGCAGACATTCGGGTGTGCCATCGGCGTGCACCAGAATCATTTCGTTGGCGGCAAGTCGCCCGCAGACTTTGCAGCGCAAATAGTCTGCATGGTTTTCGATACACTCGCGACAAATGTGGCCGCGGCGCAGCGGCGCGTTGAGCGCCTGTTTGCCGATCAACCAATCTGAAGTCGCGCGTGCGACACGACAACCGCAAATCTTGCAGTCGCAGGTCAACTTCGTATGGCATTCACCGCACACTCGCTGGCCTTCGACGTAATAGGCCGCGCGGCGATAGGCATCAACTTCAACGTTGCATTGCGCGCAGTTGAAGAAGTACCGTTCGTGACATTCGCGACACATGGTGTTGCCGTTACTGACAACTTTCCATTCGTTACGCAGGTGTCTGCCGCAGCGTGGGCAGTAGAAGTATTCGCGCGCGTAGCACGCGTTGCAGTAAATCCGGTAATCGCACACGATGCGTTCCGCCTCGCCGACCAACACGCCGCACTCGCAGCATGGCTTAGGACGCCGGTGCTTATCGGTGCGCAGGTCGATACGATTTGGAATCACTACATGCGCAGGTGCGATCACGAAACCTGTGCCATGATTCACGTACAACGTACCGCGGTCTGAGCCACAGTTTGACAGATACACCTGCTGCGCCGTGAGTCCAAGATGCGCCGCGAAACCATTAGCGGCCAACTTGGTGCAGCTATTGCTGTCGCTGCCGAGCCGGACCGAGTCGTGATTCATGATGCCATCGCCGCCCGCGTACCAGTAGCCGTTGAATATGTGCGGCACACGATAGCCCGCGTATTCACGGAACAGAATCCAAGCGCGCCCGATGCCCTTGCCGCTGCCATAATAGCGATCTACTGAGCCTTCTGGTGCGTAGAAGCGGATCGCCAGAAAATCGTCCTCAGCCAGCATATCCCGCGCCGCAGCATTGCTGCTGAAGTAGCAGGAACGATGGTCGGCAAAGTCGCCTTCGCGCCAGTCGATGGCATTGTGAAAGTCGAAGCGGTACTCACCGGCAGATGACTTAAGACTGCCGATAACATTGCCGATCATCTCCACAAGCTTTTCCGGCAGTTCAAGATAGACAGAACGCCGACGCAGCGCCTGCGCTATCCGCCTGGCGATTGGACCGCGATATTCGACAAGCTTAGTGGTAAGCTTGCCATCGCGGTTAATCGCATAGTAGTCCGGATCGATTGCGGTTTCGTCCGGATTCCAGGTCCACCAATCTTCATACAGGAAGTCGGTGATCGAACTGTCTAGCGTTTCGCTAAGGTAGCGACCGACATGCTGTGCGAGATCGAGGTCCGTGATTTCGGCACGCGCGGTGTAGAGTTGCTTCATGCGCGTGCGCTCCGTCAGCCATGCATTCCACTCTGCAAGGCTCATTTCGTCTGCCATTTTGACCTCCCTAGATATGTGGTTCATGACAAGCGACTGCCCAGGACAATTCCTGGGCAGTCTATTGGCATAAACGATTAGGGCGCGCAACTCGCGTCACGCGCCCTGGTTTGATCTACGACTCCTGTGGTAGTCTCGCGCCGAAGCGACGCAGCAGATCGTTTTTCACCGTAAGCGCAACAGCCATGTCGTTTAGGTTACTGCGACTGTGATCCCAATACGACGCAGTAGGATTGAGTCCGAGAATCATATTGACGGTTTCCAGCGCAGCTTCCAGCCAATCTTGGCGCACATCGTCTGGCACGCAACACAGATCAGACCGATCATACAGACTGTAAACGTACTCAATGGTCATGTCGGCCAAACGCGTTTGCAGTTCGGCCTCAGTTGTCGGTGCGAGTCGGCGATAGATGCTATGTTCGTATTTGAAGTTGTACCTTGCTTCATCGGCCGCGAGGCTGAGATTCCACTTTTCGGCTTCGGCGTTGTGGGCCGCGACCAGCGTCGCGTAATCGTAGCCATCTTCCGGAATAACTGAGCACACATCTTGCAGCGCACCATCGATCCAATCATAGCCGTTGCCGTTGACGCAGAAAAGCTGATTCAATGCGTGGGCTTTATTTCTGAAAAGATCGGGATGACGCAGCAGCATGTCGCGCAGCGTGTCCTCTACCGTTGGAGTTTCACCAAACTTTAGCACATGGACCTCCTACAGTTTCTTGCGTAGCAGCAGCTTGTTTTCGTCCATCAACTCAGCATCGCCGAAACCCATATCACGATACAGGCAGATAGCCGGTAAGTTGCTATTATCGACGACCAACTCTACCTGTTCGATGCCTTGCTTGACGGCTTCGGTGAGCAGCAGGTGCATCAGCCGCTTTTGCAAACCCTGCCGTCTAAACGCAGGACTGGTCCAGACGTTGTAGATGCGCCCGTTTTCACGGATAAATGCGGTGGCGACTACCGCACAGGCGTTGACACCGCTGAGTTCTTCCAGCGTAGCCAGCGAAACAATGCTGGCTACGCCGTGCAACGCGTCATACGCGGTTAGCAACATCAGGCTTGTCTGGTTGCGTCGTCAGTTGCAGGATCGGTTTCTTGACGACGATGTAGGTTTCACCGGTGCCTAAACGCAGCTTTTCAGCGATTTCCAGCGCGTCGGCACGCGTGAAGCAGCGGAGCGCGAATCCAGTCGCCAGATTACGCACCTCCCAAGGTCGATTCTCAAAGGTCATGTTGGACTCCTTTCGGAGCTATGGCGTCACCACGCCGGGGATGCCCGCGATGATGCCGATGATAAAGAACAGCATCGCGAGCGCCAGAAACAGCACGATCAACTTGCCAAGACCATCTTTCATGGCTACTCCTTTCTACAGGGTCGCACCTGTGGTGATGATGATGAACACGCATAGAGCCAGCGCAAGGATAAGCAGAATGGTGATGATCTTCATGCAGCCTTCGACTTCGCTCATATGAAGCTCCTTACGGCGTCACGCCCATACTGCCGCTAGCGTCCAGCAGTAACTCCAAAAATGTGTCTTTCACGGGAACCCTCCTAGGCCAGACGTTTATCCACTTCATCCTGCACCATTTTTTCGTAAGCGCCGACCTTGATGCCGAGTGCAGGATATATTTCTTCGGCGTCAAAGGCTTCCAGTGCCTTGAGGATGCGCAGCAGGGATTGCTCATTCAGGCGGGTGAGCTTTTCAGCCAGCCCGTTATCAGCCGTTACTGGTTTGCGCATGGATCACTCCTGGGCGATTCGATACCCAGCGCCGTATCCAGCATGTCGTCGGCAATGTCGGCGATAAAGCCGTAGTATGTCGCGCGTCGCGCGTGACCGTTTGCGCGTTCGGTACGCTGTCTGTTGCGCAGATGGTGAATGACTTGCAGGGCAGTCGAAACCATTTGTGCGCGCAGCACAGACGAGCCGATACCTTTTGTCTGGCTGTCGCGGCTGGTTTCGATCATGAGTGTAGCGTCATGCACCGTTCGTAGCAGCGCACGCGTGTTCGCCGACTCAAACATCAGCGGCCTCCGGTGCGACGATTGTTGAACTTCGTCGCCGCCTTGCTGTGCGCCAACTTGGCAGCATGCGCTTGCTTGCGCCGTTCGGCGCGCGTCAAGGGCCGTTCGACTTCTGGCTCGTGTTTGTGTGCCGCAATCAGCGCATCCAGTTCCTGCATACTTTCGACTGTCATTATGATCCTCCTATGGGTAATTGCAGCCGCCTGCCCACATGCGTGAGCTTACCTCGCCCCACCAGCGGTCTGCATCTTGGCGAGATTGAGCGCGGTTGTCGCACACAACCGCACCCGATAGATCAATTAGCGCACAGCGCACAGCCTGCCGCACCCGCGCTGCACTCTTCGCCGTTGCACGGCGGCAAGTTGCACGCCATGCAACAGAGGGCTAGCAGCAGCAGCATGACTAGAAAAGCCAGTAGACCTCTTGTGCGCGCGTTCATGCGTCCTCCGGCAGCAGTTCACGAATTTCCTGCCAGTAGGCTTCGTCCACCGGCTCGACGGCTGTGGCTTCGTTCATGATGTTGGCGATTTCGTCCAGCGCATGAATGAAGGCGTCGATGCTGGTGGCGGCTGACATTTGACCAGTGGCCGTGTTGGTGTTGTCGGTCTGCACCTCGGCGCTCATGAACTCGTCGTGGTTGCTGACACCTTCGCCAATGCCCTTGACAAAGGCATTGGCTGCGTCTACCGTGGCAAACTCCACTACTTTGAAGCTGCCACTCTCGTACGAAATTACGACCCGATACATGCTACACCTCCCCTAGTTCAGTTGATCGACGATCAGCTTGGCAACATCTGCGCCGAGCGCGTCACCCATATGTGACCACTCCGGCGACCGGTTTTCTTCGATGATGTAGGCTTCATTATCCAGAACGCCCACATCAACGCCGAGCAGGCCGCGGTCGGAGCAGGTCTTCAGCGCGTCGCAGACGCAGGCTGGCAAATCAGCCACCTCTAACGCAATGAACTTGCTACCCAGCGCGCGATCCTCAGCGAATCTCCGCGCATACTTCTTTTTCCGGCACGCGCCGATAATCTTGCCGTTCATCAGCATGACGCGATACTCGCGCTTGAACGGCAGGCAGGGCTGCATGAGCAGCGCGGTGCGCGGATTGGCGACGAACCAGTTCGTGACGAACGCTTCAGCCGCAGCCAGATCATTCAGCTTCGTCACGCCCTTGCCATGCTTGCCGTTGACGGGCTTGACCAGGATCGGAAAATCATCCAGCCCGTCAACGTCGGCCAGTTGCTGCTTGGCGATGCCCGCGTTGAACGATACATAACTGTCCACGCCCACGTGATTGCGCCAGCGACGCAGCGTTGTCAATAGCTTACCGCTCTTGCCGCTGGTGAAGCGGCTAAGCCCATCGACGGAACGCTCATCACCAAGCGTGCGCACCAGCAACGCTGTCGCAGCCTCAGCGCCCGTCGTGCCGCGCACGATCAGGTGCGAAAGCAGGTTCAAGTCCCACTCGCCAGAGCAGACTACCGCCATATCGCTATGACGCAAGAACCTGAAATCGACCAACAGCGGGTCGATCACAATGGCCTCGAATCGCTCATCATCTGCCAGCGCCGCGATCAGCTTCGCGGTCTCTGGCAGACGCGGTTTGCGTGTTACCACGCCGACGTACTTCACTTCGTCACCTCCTAGAAGAATAACCGCAGCATCGGGCGGTCGAACTTGTCGTAGATGTCCTTCAGGATGGACTCTACGTAGATTTTACCGCGCCACCAGTACCAGCGCGTGCCACTACTGAGCACGACTTCGGCTGGCGGCTGCGGCTCAACGATGTAGAACTCTGTACCATCCATGCGCCACAGATTGTGGCGTTCCAGCGCGTAGTCGCCGTGTTCGCAGCAGCACTCGGCAAAGGCTTGTTGCGCCTGATCTGCCGTGCCATCGACTGTGGCGACGACGCTATCCGACCGTGTGTGTACAATCACATAGTCCATAGACACCTCCATACTTTGTCAGGCCAATTCCTGAACAACCTGTTGCCTGCAAGTCGTAACTTGCAAGCAACTGGTTCATAGCTCAGGACTAGCGCCGAATCGTGACGGTTTCGGTCGCATGTAGCTGCCACGCCGTCTTGCGCACCATGAGCGAAGTACCGTCGGTCAGTGGCACTTCGACCAGCGTGCTGCACCAGCGTTGCAGCGGCAACCGGCAGTACTTATAGGTTGTCTTGCCGGTCATCTGGTACTCAATCGGCCCGCCGAGCAGCAGGCTGAGCACAACGATTAGGAAAAGCTGTTTCATCGGTCCCCCTACAGTGGACACGCATAACCGGGCTTAGTCGGGCAGGTCAGGCGTGCTGTGGTTGGTGCGCTGAATAAGACGCGCACGCCATCTAGCGGTGCACGCATATGCCAGCGCATAGCAGTTTCATAATCGACTTCCACCACCCTTCTGCGCTGATTTATCAGCGCAACATCTTGTTTTGCCGCACAATCGACCACTAGAAACGGACCCTCAGCCGCATGTCCACGACGTTGTATCCAGACACGCTTGCCGATGTGTTCGCGGTCGATCAGCGCAGCATAGCCGATGCACTCCTGACAGGGCGTCACGTGCTGCCAACTTAGGCGATTGGCGTAAACGCGTTCCATTACGCCGTCGCTGTAGTAGGTCATTTGGCCGATCAGTACGTGCATGGCTATATTCAGTGATAGCAGCAAAGCCACTAGCGTTTCACCACGTCGTACAGGCCATGCACGTAACGGTACATTTGACCGTCAACGTACAGCAGCGCGGGGAGACACCAGTTGGCGAGTTCTTGACCGTCGCGCTGGACGGTCAGACCCTTGGCTGTCCAGTTGTGCGTGCGAATAGCAACGCGCGCAACAGCTTCGCCGGGATACTCGCCAATTTCTGATCGTACCGTGGCGAGAATCTCGCCGGTCGTACGATCTACGACATTGGTGCTCATAATACGTCTCCTTTCGGTAGATTCTTGCCTGCGCTTATAGGCAAGCGCCTGAGCACACCCGTTACGATGTGCTCAGGAGTCTGCTTAGAAGATCAGCGGCAAATATGATTTGAACGGCAAAGTACGCATTTCCCAGTCGTATTCCGGCTGCGCTTGCATCGCCGCGCCGGTGAGCCAGCGCCAGACCGCCTGTCCGCCACTCTGCTGAGCGTAATTGTTCAGATTATACGCCCGCATCATGCAGACGGGCAGCGGGATGAAGTACGCACCGTAGGAATCCGTCCAGCCTGCAATCTGATCGGGACAACCGGCGTCCCACGGCTGCTTCTCATGTAACGCGAGAAAGCCGATCTCCGTGCTGCACGTCGGCGTACAGTCGTTCTTGACGCGCCCGTGTGCAATGACGTAATCCGCACCGTAAAGCACGAAGTTTACGTCCTGCGCAACCGCGTCCAGAAACTCATTTTCGCCCACCGCGGCACCCGCGGATACGTAATGCCGCCACGTTGGATGCGGTACGTCCGGCCCCGTCGCGGGCTCCCACGCACTTACTTCGATGTACGTATACGCCAGCAGGCAATCCGGCACTTGCAGCACATAGGCACCGTGAGAATCCGTGTGCGTGTAGACGTAGGCGAAACAGTCCTCAGCCGGTCGCTCAGTGCCAAACTCCGGCAGACCGGCATCGACTACAGCCCCGGCGATTGGTTGGCCGAATGAGTTACTGACGTTGCCGTGCAGCGTCACATCTTCTGCGCTCGCTGCCAACGACGCGCCGAACAGAACACTTGCCGCAATGGCTGCGGCGGCCCAAATCTTCATGACTGACACCTCCTAATTGATTGTGCCTATTATTGCAGTCTCATGGTCATGCGACGTTCACCGTACTCGACGTAGCGACGCGGGCTAAATCTGAAGCCCAAGCTCTTGTACAGCGCAATCGCCGGTTCGTTGGTCGGCATCACGTACAATCGGACGTACTTATAGCCAGCTACGCGCAGATCGGCAATGACGCGGCTAAGCAGCCGCTTTTGCAGGCCCATGCGCCGAAATTCCTCTTTGGTGTTGACGCTCCAGATAGTCGGATGCCTAGAACGATTTCGCTTTTCAACCATCGCGCCTGCCGCGCGTACTACCGGAGCATTTTCAACGCGCGCCATGAATAGCAAGTCCTTATCTTGCACATCCGGCATATCCGCAGCATCATCTATATGATATACGGAATAATAGATGAGCCGCTTCCAGGAATACTCGTTTTCGCCATCATTGACGGTTCGTAACATCATGCACCTCACTGTGGTAATGTTTGCGGTGGCTAAGTCCCACCTCAGAGCCGCACTCGCACAATGCGGCTCGACAGGTGCTACTCAACCTTGTGATGCAATCGCCACAGCCGATACTGAAAGGCCAGTTCCGCCTGCAACGTGCTGCGGTAACTCATGCCGCCCCGCAACATCAGCATCTCGGCGACCACCGTGCGGGCCATGTCAAGACCCGCGATGATGTTCTTGTAGACCAGATTATTGTCGTAACCGACGCGCTCCTTGGCCTCTGGCGTGCCGCGCTCCGCGCGTTCGCCGATCAGCTTGAACGCGTTGAAGGCCCGTTCAATGATGGGACTCGTGTCCTCGGCAATGAGCGCAACCATGTCGCGCGTCTGGCGATAGGTGGCCCATTGCACCTGGTTGTTGTCGTACTCGTTGGCGGAGTAGGTGAGTTCCTTTGCCAGCGCAAAGTCGATGTCCGGCATGAAACTCTCCATGCGGTAGAGGTACGCGGTGGCCGTTTGCATCAGGCTGTTGCGGCTCACATGCACCTGACGCATCAGGCGATAAGTGCTTACCGTGGTCAGATAATATGATTCATGGTCGTCGTAGCCATGGCAGACGTAGAGATCGCCGTAGTTGCTCAGGATTTCAAAAACCTGTTCATCTCTGGCTACGTGGTAGAAATCCTTCTTGTTTTCATTCCACTTGCCCGGCATCCAGCTGCCGTCAGCGTGCGCCGTCGGCAGACTCGCACCATCATCCGGATCATACTTCACAAAATACATTTGGCACCTCCAGTTTTAGCTACCCGTTGACAGACGCTGAATTACCACGTCCTATTTCGCCCGCGTCTACGATGTTGCACTCACGCAGGCGAACGCACCGGCCCTAAAGGACACCGGTCTCAACGCGCCGCACGCCGAATCGCCGCCATGCTGCGACCCAAGCCGTCTTTCATGTTGCCGCGATACACCTCATCCACATGCCAAGGATTCGTGTATGGACGGCACACTACAAAGCTGCCGTCCATGCTAACGTGCGAGGCTAAGCGCAAGCTCAGGGACTTCAGCCGCATCACCAACGCAGCCTCAAAGTCCGCCACTTCCCGCGCGACGTAGTACGTCGGCGCGGGCTGCTTGTACTGCGGCCAAGTGCGATTTACGATCATGCCTCACCTCTCTAATCCGTCGTTTTGCACCAGTCTACGCGTTCACTGTAATAGCCGTTGCTCTCGCCGTACCAGCGAATCGTCACGTAGCCCTTGATTGTGGCGAGCTTGTAAAACGTCCATGTGCAGCTGTCGCTGTAATCACCATCGGGATAGTGATTGGTTGCTTCTTCGGCCAGAAGAACCGGCTGGCCGACAATTCTGTCCAAGTCGCCGCAGATGTCGGAAATGCTGACTCTTTCACAGCAGTCCTGGTTGTGGTAGAGCATGTAGGTGCTGCCGTCTTCGATGGTGAAGTACATCTCATCATGATCGTCGTTAACCGTCACCTTCGTGATCGTGTGACCACGAAGGTCCTCAAAGGACTTAAGTTCGTCGCTCATGTAATCCCCCTTGTGTGGTATTACTGCCCGCATTGGCAGTTGGCTGCCCGTAAGCTTACCCCTGTCGGCTTACGCTTTGTCACATGGTTGTCGGGGTGGACTAGCAGCCAACTGCTAATGATGACAGGCGGTTTTCCGTCATGCCCAGGACGATCCCTCAACCGCGATCCGCAGACATACCGTCTACTTCGCCATTGTTGTCTTCATACCACGGCGATGCAACGTCCCATTTCCTGTCGTCCTCTACAATGGCAATCAAGCGCGTGTGCCATAATGACTGCGACACACCAATGTTTTTGGCAATGTATGCCTCGGCATCTTGACGCGCGTGAAATTCAAGCCACTTTACGCCACCGCCAACCCACGCCTTCACTAGCCATTGCTCCATTTTGCCCTCCCTCAACGCACTACTAACGGCAGATACTGCACGCCGCCAGCTGTCCAAGTGATCGACCAACCAATCTCGCCATTCCATTCCCGAAACAGCAAAATTAGATGGAGGCCCAAAACATTCTGCGGTGCCCAAGCGCTATGCTGTCGCTGAGCTTGTTCCGCTGCCGGTCAGCCAGTCTCCACTGATGACTGAGTTTATACCACTGTGCAGCAGCGTAGCGACGACCGCGCGCCGCACGTCGCTCACGTCGGTTGATGATTTCCATCGTCATACCTCCTTCGTTAGCCGGTACAACACGGCTGACCGCTTGACCTCAAACTCCGCATGGGTCACAACCTTCACCGCGCGCCGTGATAGACGCACGTCCGCAATGGCCGCAGCAACAACCACTGCCGCGGCAGACAACAGAACCAGCGTAATCATCTTCCACCTCTCTGTGTGTCATCAGCGCCATCCTGGGTCATGTGACCCTTACCCTGCCCCACCAGATGACGCCTTTCGGCAGGATTGGTCCCGCCTCGCAGCAGGACCGCTTGTCTTACACTACGGACACAATTACCAGTCGCTCAACCGCAGCGCGTCCGTAGAAACCAAGATTCAAGACACCCTTTTCAATCTTGATCACAATGCCAGCATCACCACTGTGGAACGCTGGCAGACGCCGATACACAGACGGCAATAGTTTCACTGGATTGCCAGTGTGCCTGCGCCCCATCTCGCTAATCGCAGCATCGTCTACCTCAGCCTCAATTACTTCTACCGCAACAGAAGTCCGCCACTTGCGCGCTCGCGCTATGTAGGCAGGATCAGTCGTAAACCATAACTCCTGCCTGTTCAATCCCCTGCCCTTGCCTTGAATACGATAGACGTGCATGATACACCTCTCAATGGCAGCCGCAGCTACCATCATTCCCGCAGCGACAGCTACCACCGCAGCGACGCGCAGCAGTAACCGGCACGTCCTGACATTCGATGCGCGCTGGCGCAGACTCAACCGCAGACACAGACGCAGCCTTACTTCCACGGTAGATCAGCACGTCCTCTACCATGTGATCCTCTGTCCACGCCCGCGCCTGCTCCTCTGTCCCAAAAACAATGGCGTGAAATAAGCCGTCATCTTTGGGTTCGCCAAAGTACTTGAACAACACGATCCATTTTTCCATGTGTCACTCTCCTTGTGTATGGTTGTGATTACCTGTGGATTCGTTGTGAGAACTTGTGGAAACTTGTGGAATTGCACCGTTATTGGGAATCGTTCGCAGTAAGACAACATAACCGTATGATTGTGTCGGTATACAGTCATACGGTTGCCCTCGCCCGTGTCATCCGTTTACGTAAAAAAAGATACACAACGAGTTACCGCCAACCTTTTAGACGCGACCCAAACATAGTCGCGTCTAATGGGTTGTCGATAACCAGCGGGGACTCATCTAGGCGATGAAACGCTGGTCGAAGCTTAGTGGCCGCGCCGTTCGGGTTGCTAAGCCGTACTAGGCGTGCTGGTCGTGGAGCCGCGCGGACGTACCGTGGGGACGTGCCAGTAGGGAACCATTCGCGTAGCGGCTGCTAATCCGTGGGGCCGGGGAGAGGCGCTTATACGCGTTCACCCACCGCTTGCTACTAGCCCTATCGTGCCATGTATGGACGTTGCACACCCTCAGGGCTTATGACACGGTGTAAAGTTCTACGGCGTGGGCTCCTTTTTGTCGTCGGCACCAATTGTCGTCATGTGTGGTGTACCGATCAGTAGGTCAGAAAGGCATTTCCCGTTCCCCTGGTGTCCCTGTGCCTCTCCCATTCCGCCGCTCACCTCAGCCGCCTAAGGTCGCAATGCGCGCTGTCCAATTGTAAATGTGCTTTACTGCTAGGCTCTGTCCTTCGCCACCGGTCACGCACCCACATTAGTCATGGGTGTCCGGTTGCTATGTCCTAGTCAGCCCCATGGTTGCGCACTATCCTAATGGATAGCGGTCGTGACCGACGTGCTACTGCCGGTCATGGGGGTGGATGCATCACTCTCATGATACGTCCACCCCCATGACGTACAATCGCT